GAATTTCCACCAGCATCTCGATACCCGAATGGCGATTTCTTTTCCTTATACTGAGCAACAAAGTCATCTGCCAATTTGAATGAAAAGTAATTCATAAGACCCCACTATTTCTCTAGTTGATTAAATACCCCTCAGAGGGATGCATATTCTGAATGGCAAAACCCTATCACGCACTTGTTAACTTAATTTAGTTCCAAGAACAAAACCACAGGGTAAACCGTGTTTCATGCCCTGATAATTGCTGTTATCAGATTACTCTTCAATTGATTCAGAGATAATCTTTGTAACTGTGTCTTCTTTAAGGGTCTCTGGTAACTCACGAAGTGCCTGTGCCCTATCTCCAAATATGGCTGAAAGAACTCCACCAGCACTCTGTCTTTGGGCAGTTATTTGAATGAACTCCTTGTTGGATTCCATTTCCTTGACTTGATTTACTAACTTAAACAGGCGGTCAATCTCCTGTGAAACGTTCGGGTCTGCGTATCCGCCGTTCATTTCTTCGGCAAAACGCATGAACGCTACACGTTGTCCTTGCATCTCAATTATGGCTGTGAGCAGGGCTTTTAGTTGTTCCTTGGTCTTTACTTCTACTGGAAGATTGAAGGCACAAGAGTTATCAGGCTTGAAAGCAGGGCAATTAGCAGCGACAAAGCAAGTGTTGCACTGACGAATTGAACCACTCTGCGTTTGAATGACGGGTACATCTTTGAGTACGTCTCTCCCATTCTCATCGGTTTCTACTACAGTCTTTACATTAAACCCAAATACAGGCAGATTTTGCATCTCTTCAGGGGCTCGTGGAACCACTCCACTTCGCTCCACTTTCCGCCCTTCCACACCACTGTTATCAGAAAGGTACTCCCCTAATTCCATCAAACCCGACATAAGGGGTGTATCGTTGTTATCAGATACTTCTTCTTTTTTACCGCCCTCAATGATGTGTAAATCGGGTCTCTTCTTATCCATTGACTTCTCCAACTGTAGATACGACCACACGGCAACCCTAGTGGCTTCAAGGGTACTATCGTTTATAAACTCTGAATAGTCTAGCCCTGCACCTTCCACAATAGCCTTGTAGCGAGGTCTGGCTTGGTCTTTCATCTTCTTGGGATATCTAACTAACTTTGTTCCATCCCAGACGATGGTCTCGCCTCTTCTCATGGGCGATAGCCATGACAATGTGCTGGCTGTGGCAAATGGTATCTGTCTCAAGTTGTCTGGCTTGGCACATCCGATAGCGTGATACTTGGTACCGAACTGTCTTTCATACGCCCTGGTTATACCGGCTAAGTTAGTTACTGACTCAATCTCATCGTTAGGTATTGCAATGTTTTTAAATTGTTGCGAAAGTTGTTTTAGATTAAGTAACCCATACTCTTGATGCCAGATTACCCATAGTTTGGGGTCATTACTGAAAAAGGGACGCTGTTGCTCTACCCATTCTTGGCCCAAAACTTGTGAATCAAATTCTTGAAAGGCTGCGGCTCTATCAGCATTATTGACCAAAAACTCTTGGTAATCGGCGGCAAGGTCTAGTAACTCTTGTTTGGACAGACCGGATTTGTCTGCTTGATATGCGCCAGACTCAATGTAAACTTTTGCAGAGTCGTCAAAATGTTCAGATATAAGCCATATCTTTGTTTTGGGCAGTCCTCGTTTGCGTAATCCCCAGTAATTAAGGCCCATGGCAGTAATTGAGAGGTCTTCAAGCAGAGTTCTGTTACTGCCTACTTCTGTTCCAGAAAATATGAGCATCAATCATCCCAAAGTGTTGCGTCTTTAGGCTGTGCTGCATATTTTGATTTAGCAATGTTAACTTTTGTAATAGAGTCTTCAATATCTGACCATTTGCGAACCTTGCTTGGCGCATCAGGACGATGCTCTATTGGCAAATAACTTGGGTTACTTACCAGTAACGTAGGGATACCTTGTTCCATTACCCATGCGCACATAGAGGGGTCAGAGTCCACGTAGAGTTCTACAGGCGCTTTTTGACGACTAAGAGTGAACTGACGCTTCTTTAAGTCATCCCCAGCCAGTTCCACCACGTTATCGAGCAAATCATCAAACCCAATAATTCCATGAGAGTTTAACCAATGTTTTGCATTGGCAGAATCATCTTTTGTAATAAGGGCTACACGATGAAGGTTGTTTAGTGCGTAATAAACCAGAACTCCTGTGCGATTTGGTTCTCCAGATTCCGCCCTAAGTACCCCGTCTAATGAAAGAATTATATTCAAACTATTCCTTTACTCTGTAAGTTGCCGCTCTACGAATAAGTGTTTGTGTGTCTGGCAGTTCTACTCCGTAAGTCTCAAGCGCCTGTTCTTCTTCTTGTCCTTTTAGGTAATCATGCATCTGTCGGAGCGCAGGAACAGTGCCATACTTTTTACCAGCCTGCCATCTATAATTATAAAAATCATCATAACCTTTTCCAAACTCTGTAAAGGCAAGTTTACGAGAGCGATGAATATCGTCAAACAACATTGAACCCTGCTGCAGAGCACTATGTAGTTTGAACTCAGCATTACGTCGTGCTGCATCATTAGGTGCAGCCTTAACTTCAGTTAATGCCTTTGAGTAACGTGTGACGATATCTATAGCCATGGAGCGGTCACGTTGTGCAGCCTTCTCCCATGCAGCATTGCGTGGGGCAGAAGTTCTGCGTGGGAACACAGTCCACTCGTTATACTTCAAATCATATGCAGCATAAGGATTAATGCTACGAATATCTGTAGCACCAGGGTTCACATAGAACGTAACCTCAAAGCCATGCCAGTTAGTTGTCTCTGGTTGTAGATACTCACGAAAATCTTCATTAAGCATCTTGCTAATTTCTGTGTCAGATAGCCCCACATACTCAGGATGCGCTTTGCGGAATTGAACATAATCAACGCCAATGAGAACGTCAAGGTCTCCTGGGTCACGATGTGCTGCCCATTGGAATGAAACTGCAGAGCCTGCAATCCATGCATGAGCCCAAAGGTCTGGGTGTCGGTATTGCTCATTCAAGAAACCAAACAGTAATTGCAGAATGCCGTTACGCACCCAACCTTTGAGAACTGTGCCAGTAAATAACTGGGGGTCTAGTTCTTCTTCAGGTTGAGAGAAGTAGGAGGTAGAGCCGCGTTGAATTTCAACGGGCTGCTCTAGACCAAACTGGCTTTCCATATACCTAGTCTATGTCTATTTATGCGTTAGGTGTCTCTATGCCTCTGTTACTCAAGGCTGAAATTAACTTTTCTCTAAGTTCTTTAGAGGTATCTGCAGGCTTTAAAGACTCAACTACAGACTTTGCAACACGTTCTGCCAGCAATTGAGACTCGATGTCATTAACTAAGTCTTTACAGGTTGAATAGACATCAAAAGTATTCGCAAGTCTCTCAATACTATCGGATGGCTGAAAGATTTGTGTTTGGATAGACCCGTCGTTGTCTACAATTACAGTATAAGCGTATTGAATTGGTTTACGCCTATCTTCTGGTCTACCAAGGTCTTCCCAAGCCTTTTCTTTTTCATTTGGGTCAATTATTTGGTCCATTAAATCATCCCCATAAGTTTTTGTTTACGTTCCGCTACCTTTACTGCTACGGGACAAAAGTCACATAGGTAAGTTTTTACTCCAGGAGCACTTTCGTAACTATCTAAACCTTCTTTACGACGTTCTTTAATAGTGTTGGGTATTAGCATCCTGTCAGAATGGTGCCAATCACTACACCCATCTTTTGGTTTGTTATGCGCTTGATAGCATTTCATCGCATCTTCCATGAAAGTAGAACGGGTATCGTAAAAAGTGTCATCAATTTCTGCAAGGCCTTTAGAGCCGCCTTGTCTTATTTGACGAATAGCATCTTTACGAGTCTCAGCGTCACGCCATGCATCTACTGGGATATCTACAAAAAGATTACCTTTGTGAGGTTCTCCAGACTCAAAAGTGTGTCGTTCACAGGCAACAGCAAGAAGGTAATCTTGGTCTGAAGGTCCTTCAAAAGGTGGGAGTTCTTCAAGGGTGTCACACACCCAACAATGCAAAAGACGAAAAGTTTTCTTTTTATCGACAGGTTTAGACCCGATTAGTGGAACGTTACTCATAGTGCTCCTTATGCTGCGACAGTTAGTTTGCGATGACCTTGGTCATGCCCCAATCTATCAGTTCTTTTAAGGGAATATCCACAACAGGACTTGCCCTTCTTTTTATTGACTTTTGGATTCTTTTTCATAGCCTTACCACTGCGACGATTTGAGTTACGTTCGCCGCCTCCCTTTCCGCCCTTACGTTTAGCCATTTAGTTTTTCTAACGGTATACCTTGATTGACTGATTGTTTTGCTGCACGCTTTGCAGCACGCTCTTCCATCTTAACCTCACGGGCACTCTTAACGCCAATCGCGCCACGCACAATGCTCTGGTGCTTGCCAGTAGTTGGACTATGAGAAACGTCTGGATAGAACCATCCACCTTCGTGATGAACAGCAATAGGTGTCTGGTAAGACATAACTGTATAAGAAGGATTCTTCAATCCCTTAATTTGTTCAGAAAATTGAGTTCCTGACAACCATCCATGTGATGGAGGAGCGCCCTCGATACCACGCATACTTGAACCCTGAAATGGCACACGTCCAGAGATTAATGGTCCTGCACCTCTATTAGAAGTTCTTTTTGCCATGATTAAAACCCTAACTCAACAGCGCAAGACTGACAAACTCTGCCTTGTCCTGCGTAATCCATTGCTCCTTTTTTTCCACAATTATCGCACTTCCAGTTAGGATTATCACTAACTTTGCGTTTTGGGTCATTAGCACGGTCTGGAACGTTTGCCATGATTACTTACCTGGATTTACCTTATTTGGATATTCAGTAGTAATAAATCCATATCCATAGAATGGGTGTAGAGACTGACGATTAGCCTCAGTTGCTGAGGTGTTCATCGCATTCTCTTCTGTATCTGGGCGAACTTTACGGTACTTGCCGTCTGTCGCTCCATCATTGAGAGACTTGTTCATCGAACGAGATGAGTTGACTGCCATTTACTTGCCTTTCTTTAATTCTGCATCGATAGCAGCGCGGTTTTCTTTCACTGTTTTTGCATTACTGGAACCTGTGCCCATCATCATTCCACCAATTTTTTTGCTTAACTTAGATGGAGACTTTTTAGTGGCCTTAATTGAATTGGCGCGTCCAACAGCAAGTACGTTTGCTCGTGCTGTGTAATCTTTCATTGTGCGTTTTTTATTAGCACCAGGAAGGTTCAATCCATATGTATGCACTGCGGTATCTGGGTTAGGTAGTCCACGGGTTTTACGACGGTCGTTGAATAGCATTAGGCCATCTTCTCCTTTGCTCTTTGAGCACGTCTTTGAGTCACACAGTTAAGGCAATGACCCTGATTTGCTAGAAATTCTACAGGGTTCATAACGACCCCACAGGTCGGACACGCAGAAGAACCGTTATAAAGGGTGGCATTGTCGGCTATCTTTTTAGCCTGAAGTTCCATGATTAATGCGCCATCGCCGTCGTCAGCCACTATTCACTTCCTAACGTGTTTCTAGATGCACCAGTGTATCCCGAAGGGCTTCCTGAGTACCATGAAATACGTGGCTCTACATAGTTTCTATCTACTGTAACAACATCGTCAATGCCAGTAGCACGACGGTCATACCCATAACGGTCTGGGAATAGCCTAATCTGTGGCAAAGGAGGTCTAACCATCTGCGATATTTCAGCAGCAGGTATGGTTGCAACCATAAGAGCCTGTGAGGTTAGTCGTTCCATATTGCTTGACCATGGTCCGTTGTATTGCCAACGCTTTGCTACTTGGTCAGGCTGTACAGGTGCTCGCCATGGTTTTGTGTAATCGTATACTCCGTCATATTTTTGTGTCATAGCGCACCTCTATGTGCTACCCAGGAAATTGCTTGTGTCTTATTTGGAACTGGTTCTCCCAATTCTTGTGATGCATGCTTATAAGCCTGAACGAAATGTTGATAACGACCAAGTGCTGAAAGACCTATGTCAGGCGACATCTTTCCTCCACCACCACGTGGTGTGGTCTTTCTTCCTGTGCCTACAAATGGATGACCCATCGCAATGTCGTATGCGTGGCGGTCAACTGTTACGTGTTCTGGATTGCTGGGGTCATGAATGTTTTCAAAAAAACTACGAACCTTATGCCCACCCAATACTTCGTGTGGGTCTTCTCCAGCCATAATGCGATGTGCTTTTTCAACATTCTGTGGAATGAGAGCGTTAGAAACGTATCCAGTCTTTTTCATTTCATGTGCTTGTTGAACGTTTCTATCCCAGTCTGTAAGAGGAGATAGTGCTGCAATAATTCCAGCGCCTTTTCTCACATCTCCACTACCAACTTTTTTGGCTTCTTCATGGGCTTTTTCATACCATTTAGAGCCGCCTTCTTTTAATTCTTTAGTTGCCTCATCGTGTTTTTTTAAAATATTTTGAACATGAGTATGAAACTGTGCTTGAGCAAGGTTCTTATCAAAACGACCATGTTCGTTAACTCCAAAAAATTTTGTTGTCATTATCGCCACGCAGGTTTCAAATAAGCCAACATATTCTGACGACGAGTATCAATCTCACCTGGAGCATCTGATACAAGGTTCGACTTGCCATCATTTACAAGATGCGGTGCAGGAGTTAGTTGTGTCTGTGGAGCAAAACGTGCTGCACGATACACTGTTGCACCACGGCTGGCATCTGGCACTGCACGCATTTGACGTTGAATGCCCATGTCAGGATTAAACTCTTGAGGCCAGAAGTACATCGATGGCTCAATGCGTTCACCCTTGTGAACACCGCGTTGATAAGACTTTTGATTAACGCGAGATTTAATGCTGTCAAGAAGTCTGTCATCACGACGAGAACGAATCGTTCCTAGATAACCGTCTGGATACTCTGCAGATGGAACACGGCCCACACCGATACGCAGAGCGTCCATGGTGTCATGTGCAACAGGAGTACCTGCACCACCTTGGTTGTTGTAACCCGCAAATCCTCCGCCACCTAATGATTGCCAGTTCTGACTAGCAGAGAAGTTATTAGCACCTGTTGGCATTAACTTCTCCTGGCTTTGATTGCTGCTACATCCTTATCCATCTCTGCAAGGGCTGCTTCACGCTTCTTTTTGCTCATTTTGCTGCGTGATTTCCATTCTTCTTCTTTTTTGCCATAAGACTCAGCAACCATTTTTGCACGTGGATTATCTGTTCTAAAACCACGTTCATCTTCAAATCTGGTAGGCAAAGTCTTACCTGCTCCTGCTGCATAAACTCCAAGTTGGTTTTGTTTCATACCTCTGCGTAGTCCTTCGGACAATGAAGAAACACGGTCAGAAATATCTAAATAAGTTTTACCACTCTCAGTATCCGTCCAAACTCCTTGATGAATATTTGACTTTTCTTTTGCGGTTGGCATGCGAGCAGTACCGTGTTCTGTTGGGAATACTTTTGTAGCAACATCTTTGGTTTCATGAAAGTGTGCTGCTGCTTCTTCAACATCAAATGGCTTGGAAGAAACACTCTCTACTCCGCCACCTGCCTCAACAGGGATGCGAGGGTCACGAGAAACGTAATAACCGCCACGCTTGCCTTTCTTACCTGTTGCGTACTCACGAGATGCGCCATAACTTTGCGCAAATTGTGCATGACTAAGGACAGGTCGGTTATCTTCAGACACTCTTACCCATTCCCTTATCAGATTGTGGAATGGTTGGACTATTGTCATCGTCCCATTTAAATGTAGAACCAGAACTTCTTTTTGAATATGGGAGAGGACGTCCTTTACCCATTTCACGAGTTCTCCATGCAGTTGATTGAGCGTAAGTCCCTGCAGTAGATGACCCCAAAGATACAGGAGTATCAAAGGACTGCGAAGAATCTACGTTACCAAACTGTGAGGCTGAATTTGGCACAGTTGTTTCCTTTAGTTTGACATCCCGTAATTAAAATCTTTTGATTGACGACCTGTTGAAGATGGAACAATCTTTGCATTAGCCATTGTTGCTGCTGCTTCAGCAGAATGAACTGCTGGAAACTTTGCACCAATAACATAGCGTGCACCCATGCGCTCGGACTGTGCTGCATTTCCTGCAGAAACATTCTTGCGGTTTGCTTTGTTTGCAATTGTTGGGTCGCCAGCCTGCGTGTTCTTCTTAGGCATTAGTTTGCCCTTGAGAGGCTTTGCACTAACATTGGTAACACCTGAGTAGTCCATGCCTACATAACGGCGTGGGCTTGCAGAGTGTGCTGCAGATGCAAGAACTTCTTCTGGGGTATCAATATTTCTGTTTTTCATGTTACCTGCCGATTCTGAGTGGCTTGAGGGGATGCCCATGCGACGACGCATTGCATGACCCATGTCTGACCAAGTTGCCATAAATAACTCCCTTGCTTAACCCAAGGATAAGCCTGTTTTAGTTTGCTGTAATGGCGAATACGATGGCGCTTATTTCACCATCACGGCTTTCAATTGTGGTGAATCCTGGCTTACATGTCAGGTCCATGCCACGAGGAGCAACGTAGCCACGAGAGATAGCGATTGCTTTGACTGCCTGATTTACTGCGCCAGCACCTACGGCACGCAATTTAACCTCATGTTTTTCATAAATTGCATGAGCAATTGCTGAAGCAACTGATTGAGGATTTGAGCCCGCACTTACTCGTAAAAAGGGTTCTTCTGTTGAAACTGTTGGTTCTGTAGACACGGTTGTTAGTCCTTTGGTTTCGATATAATGCCGCTCCTAGGGCAACATGGTAAGACTAATCTCGTGCTTGGTCTCGGTATTTGCTGTCCTGCATTTGCATAACTACAGATTCCTCTACCTTATCTGTAAAGATGTCAGCAGCCAGCCTTGCCAGGGCATACGAATCAGCAGCATTGTCGTCGTTGAACTCAACGCCCCATCTCTTGTACATCTGTAGGAGCATCTCCTGCTTCTTGGCATTTCCCTTACCTGCTGCATACTTCTTCAAGGTCATAGGAGGAACCATTACTGGAAATTTAATATCGTCATCAAAGTAGTCGTAGATAGCCAGTTTTACTAGGGCCGATAATTCTCCAAGAACTAAAGCGGAATGACTGGCAAGAACTGTGCCTTCCATTGCAATCTTTTGTATTGGATGTTTTTCTGAAATATAATCAAGATGGTCAAACAAAAACTGACGAATGTCAGCAAGGCGTTCAACACCAAAATACGGAGATTTGTAAACCCAAGTCATGTATTGCTTAGGGTCAGACACAGCCAATGCGGTAAACGCAAAACCAGTTAAAGACTGGTCTATACCTATAGAAACTAACAGGTCTTTCTCTAATCCTGCATCAATTGACTTCGTTGGCACGGCGTTCCCTTTCAGTAATGACCATGTCAACAGTCCCAAGATATCCGGCGCCGTCTACTAGATTATCCCTCTTGTGTTTGTAAACTTCTCTTGCAATTTTGACCCATGCCATAGCAAGTCCAACTTGTTCTTCTGTTACAGGAATTCCAAAGATTACTTCCCAACCTTTTTTAATTCTTTCAAAATTATCTAATGGATGGTCGTAAGAAGCATTCCTTTCATTATTTATGAGTCGATGTGCTTCGGGAAGTACTGGCTCTGTCATACGAAGTCTCTCCTTGGTCCAACGGTAGTTCTGCGAGTAATTTCACGAGACACTAAGGTGATGTCACGTTCTTGGTTTGTCAACATCATCTCAACCATCTTGCGATATGCGTACTGTTCTTCTAACTCTTCTTCTAACTTTACCACGGCATCATCAACTGCAATCTGTGCTCTAATAAGAGTGACTTTATCAACTTTTGTTGCAGAACCCATTTTTTCAACAATTAATCTATTTATCTTTAAATCAAGCAAACGCTGTGCAGTGCGTTCAGCAATTTGTGCTTGAGCAAGTTGCGAGGCAGTGTAATCAGCCCACCCTGTTAAAACAGTAAACATCTCTGCCAACTGTTCGCTGCTTAAGGCAGTGATATCTGGGGGAAGAGTTACTAATTCGTATGAAGGTTTGGGAATATTCATTCCCTTTTCAACTAAGGTATCAAGTCGCATTGTTTGCACCCATCCTCCGATACGTTACAGGCTGGCATCTTATCAACCTCTACCGCATCTACCACTTTCTTGGCTGCATTAAAAACTCTTTCTACTATTTCAAAGTTTGCTTTTACCGTGAACTCTCTGTAGTCCTGGTCTGCTTTAAGTTCATAAATAAAAACTATTTCTTTTGGCGCTTCATCTCCAAACATACGACGAGCAAGTTCTAGGTACATCTGACCCTGCAATAAGTGACTTCGAAATGGTCTACGTATATTCTTCCAAGCCTTGGTCAAGTCATAGTTAGCATCAGCAAGAATATCTGGCGCTTCAAATCTTAAAGTTCCTGCTCCTATAGATTTGATTTCTATTAAACAGTCTTCTCCAAGACCCTTAATCCAGCCATCGGCATGACCATGAATACGAAGTGATTCATCCTTTAATGGAACTTCCAGGTACTCATCTTCTGCGTCTACTTTAGATGAGACTTCCCATCCTTTACCAACTGGTCCATGCCACATTCCATACAGAACGCCCATTTCACGGAATCTGTTCTGCCATTTAGCGTGAATAGCGTGACCTTCATCAAAGATGTTTTGAAGTCTTAAAGATGGTTTTTCTTTCTTTGGAGCCCCACCTTTCAATAAATAAAAGGCATAACGGTGACACCAATCAGCCTTTATAATCTCTGATGGATGTAGAACGTCTGTTCTACGGTCACTTGGGGGCTTGAGTAAAAGATGTCTCTCGACATCGCCTAAAAGTCTGGTCTCAGTCTTCTTGGCATCCAAGAACTTCTTTAGGTCTTTCGACGCTTGAACTGGCATCATACTTCCTTACTGAATATAAATTCTTTTAGGGTCATTTTCTTTTTATATTTCTTTTGCCACTTTCTTATGAGGGCGTTCCTCTCTCGATGAGAAAGACCTCCCCATATTCCGTGCGGTTCGTCTCGTGAGACTGCGTCCCATAAACACTCTGCTTTGACTGGACAATGGTTCTTTCCACTTTCACCAAAACAGAACGACTTCGCTTGACTAGCGATAATTTTGTATTGGTTCTTGTCTCTTGGCGGGTAGAAGATATCGGTGTCTTCTCCTGAGCATCGGGCTTTATATCGCCAAGCGTACTCTGGTTCATCCATTTGTTAGGCATCCTTTGTTTTATCCCTCATCTCAATGAAGTCATCCTCAAGCAGAATGACATAATCTTCCCCATCGAGATGAATACCAAGAACTGGCATTCGTCCTTCTAGGATTGCCTCTCTAACATTTTTCTTAAGCACGTCAGACTTTATAGTGAATTGTTTTTTACCAGTCCACTTATGTTCAATCAACAGGTCGGATGACCGAACATCACCTTTACGTGCCCAAAGAGCCCCAGATGCAGCATTACGTTTTCCGCCAATCTTCTTGGCTAAACGCTTCTCGTGCTTCTGAGACTCTTTTTGCCCTTTACTCCTCAAGTTCTATTTTGCCTTCCTGATGCCCTTTTAGCAACTTTGGAACAAGATAGAACATTGTCTCTCTCCAGAAACATCTGTTACAACCACAGAATGGTTCTCCAGATACTGTTTCCGAAATCTCTTCTTCTGTACCTTCATAAATGGCTTCGAACAGCATGTCTGTATAACTTTCTACACCACGCTCTAATTCTTCTGCCCATTTTTCATCATTGATGAAGAACCCGTTACTCATCAACACCCACCACAATGGAGTCGGTTGATTCAAGGACAGTCTTTTCAAGTTCTTCCTTGAGGTCAATCTCGCTACGGAGGCTATCAATAACTGGTTCGATTCCTTGCCACTTTCTTTCGCCATAGTAATACCATCCACCTTTGCGTTCTATCAATCCCTTTACTACTGCGAGAGACGCGATTTCTTTAGCGAAATCATATTCTCCAGGAAGGCAAGGGCCGCCTTCTGAGAAGTAAAAGTCAAAGTATGCAACTCTTTGTGGGGGCGCCGTTTTGTTCTTAAGAGTCCTAACCTTGATTCTTTGCCCGATTCTGACTTTATTGTTACCCGAACCAAGTTCAATCCATTCATCTCTACGGATTTCACATCTAGTAAAAAATGCATAATTCTTTCCTTCACCTCCAGGAGTAGTGCGAGGGTCTCCATGCATTACACCAATCTTCATACGATATTGATTTATAACTATTCCTAGTACGGGACGTTCTGCCTCAACAAGACTTCTCTTCATTGCAGTACCTACAACTCGAAAGAACTTATTGGTTAGCAAGGCTCCCTTACCTACGGTTGCTTCATCCATTGTTTTTTCTAACTCAGGAGAAGGTGAAAGGGCTGGAAGAGAATCAATTACAATCGCATCCACAGATTTAGACTCAGCAAAAGCAATAACTGCATCATATGCTTCTTCCATAACTGATGTTTCGACCACGATAACTCTGCTGGTATCTACGCCACACATTTCCGCGTAATCTGGAACCCATTGTTCTGCTGCTACCCATACAGTTGTAAAATTTGGATTTTTTAATTGATTAGCAGCAATTGCTTTTAACGCTACAGCAGTTTTACCATGAGAAGGTTCACCAATTAATTCGTTCCATTGATTACCAGGAAACCCACCACCAAGAACATAGTCAAGAGTTGTAGAACCACTGGTAAGCCTAGGTACAAGGTCAGGACGAATATCAGAGGCAAATACAACAACCCCATCACCAAATTTTTTATTAAGTTGAGCAACGATTTTTTTCGCTTCATCGGCAATCATCCATCAATCCTTCCAATAATTTGTTGAGGGTTAAAATTATTTGTAACATCATTTCCACGAGCGCTCTTTGTTGTGCCTTCTACTTTTGCCCCTGTTAAAGAGCCATACCTACTTCCTGACTGTTCTAAAGGATACCCACAGTCATAGCAACGAAGTTTTGCTCCAGAAACGCTCATATAGTTATTAGAAGAACAATTTGGACAAGATTGATTTTGCGTAGCGCTCTGCGCTTTTGAAACAACAGGGTTAACCTGGGGTTGAGGAGGAGTATAAGGAGTCATCGGTTGTTGAGATGGAGGCATCGGAGTATTGGAAGGACGAGGCTGTTGTGCTGGCTGTTGTCCTAATTTGTTTGCCCACCAGTTTGCGTTACTCATCTTTTGCTTCTCCCCACTTGTCGACAATCTTTGCTTCAGCAATGAGCGGAACTGTAATCTCTGGAAGGCGAATTCCTTCCATTGACTCGCGGATTGCTTCTGCTACATCCTCCGCTAAATCTTCACGAGCAACGGTAACCAACTCGTCGTGTACGGTCAAAATGACGTTGGCTCCTGGCTCATCGACAAAACAGGAGTGAGCCCTGACAATAGCCAATTTCATAATATCTGCTGCAGAACCTTGAATAACGGTGTTAAAGGCTTGTCGCTCCGCTCTGGACTTAAGTCCTTGGTCTCGACTTTTAAGGTCAGGTATATACCGACGACGACCAAACAGGGTAGACACATAAGGAGTAGGTGTCTGAGCAGCAGCCATACGAATAACTCGTGCTCGATACTTTGAGATGTCATTAAATTGTTTACTGAAACGGTCTAATAAGTCTTTAGCGTCTTTTACGCTACACCCTACACTCTGAGCAATCTTCTCTGGCCCAACGCCGTAGGACATCGCTAAAACAAGAACTTTTCCGGCCTTACGGTCTACTCCCATCGTGTTACCAATAGTGGTGTAGATATCTCCTCCTTCTAAATAGTTCTTCATCATAATCGGGTCACCAGAAAACGAGGCAATGATGCGGGGTTCAATTTGAGAATAATCAGCAACCACTAGTTTATGACCTGGTGGTGCAATAAACAGGTTCCTAATTAACTTACCATAGTCTCCACCACTAGGAATGTTTTGTAGGTTCGGGTCGCTACTGGAAAAACGCCCTGTCTCTGCTCCATGGGATTTAAAGTTTGTATGCACTTTGCCATTTATTAAAAGCGATTTCTTTTCGCTAACTTTTGTTTTGCCCATGACAGTATGAGTAACTTCGCCACCAAGATATGGCATTACATAAGTTGTCATTAACTTATTTAAATCTTGATATTCAAGAATGGCGTCTACGAGTTCATCCTTGCTGCGATAAAACTCCAAAGCATCAGATGATACAGAATAGTGCTGTATATCTAATTTCATGGGATTAGTCATAGCCATTTCTTGACCTTTGGCTGTCAAAGCAATCTTAATACGAAGGTTAGGCTTTATTCCTCGACCACCCTCTTCTTTAGGAGAGAACAACAATTTCTGCTTCTCCTGCACAGAGTTCATGGCAAATGGCTTTCCAACTAATTTCCAAGCCTTTGCTTTAGCGTTATCTAAATCCTTTTCAAGACGCTTCTTTAACTGTGTCAATTCATCAACGTCTATGTTTGCCCCAGTGAGTTCCATGTCGCAGAGAGACGCGACCACGTCCATCTCTAGACCCCAGACACGTTTTAGGTCTCCCTCTAATTTAGGCTCTAGAACCTTGTATAACTGCCATGTTGCGTCAGCATCTAGTCCTGAGTATTTAGCAACATCACTAAAAGAATGTACCTCTACCTGTGCTCCAACGCCCTTTTCAACAGTCAATCCAAGTTCACGCTTGGCGCAGTCTGCCAACCCTAAAAATCCACGATTACGATTGTTGATGATAAAAGACGCCATCATTGTGTCAAAGAATGGTTTATTAGGAACGTTGCCTCTGTAATACTTTGCAATTGACTTTAAATCAAACTTTACATTGTGACCAATCTTTAATTTGTCACTAAAGAACAACGGGTGTAACGCCTTGAACACGTCTCCAGGAAGCAACTGCTCAGGAGCGGGGCCGAATACTGGTTTCCATTTCGCCTGATTCTTTGAATAATCGGTATCTCTTACTTCTTTGCCAGCAGCAATCTTGCGCTGACCACTCAATAGTAATTCCTTGTCCCAATTTAAAAATTCACCATTTGGATGACCCATAGGTATAACATCAACGCGACCATCTGTTGCTAAAGAAATCCAAAGCACATCATTAACCACAGGCTGGATACGGTCTTCACCAACAGACTCAATATCAAATGCAAATGCGGGTTGCTTTTTGTAATACGCAACCAAATCTTCAAGTTGTTCTTTTGTTGTAATGATATTCATAAAACCCTCTCTTTAAGTAAGAGAGCCTGTAATGGAGGTAACAGGCTCTCTCACGTGGAAACGAACTAAGCGATTGAACGAGCAACTTCCAGTAGTTCAGAGCGAGGGGTCTCTCGAATTACTTCGGCTGTATAAGGTTCAGCGGCTGCTACGAGTTCATTGACCGCATCAGCGTTTAGTTTCCACTCCTCGGCAAGGTCACGACCACGGACGAAGTTGAGGGTGTACTGCGTCGTTGGTCCTGTTCCAAGTCGAGAAATCTCCCAGAACTCTTTTGAAAGAGGTCCTTTGCGCTCATCGTCATGCGCTTTCTTAATCTGACGAGCCAATGATGGTGGTGCAGTAAGAATCTGTACGCCCTGCATTTCACCACTAAGTACTAGCACATTGAATGAAAACTTGCCACGAGGCTTATCCCCAAGAATGTCACACAGTGGGCAGTTTTCTCCAATACATACAAAAGATTTTTTACCCTTTGGGCGTTCAATCCAGTGTTGTTCATAAGTTGCAAATGGAGAGTCTTCGAGGAACTTTACAAGTTGTGGTTCCTCGGAGAAACGGAAGTCAGTTGGGAACTCAGTTGAGTCTGACTTAAGAAGTGCATCAACGGCATCCCAGCCCTGTTGCACGGTAGTTCCAACCTTTGGTTGGGCTGTTTCACTATCTTCATCAAGATAGTTTTCAGCATTTACTGCTGGTTTTGTAATTGGCATGTTTTCCTTTAGGTAGTGAGGCACGGAACAACCCTGTATCTCTGTACAAAATTATTGCTGCTGGCTCTCTGTGGATGTGATGTCCTTCCAGCGCTTTACTAAAGCATCTGTAAGGTCTTCGTGTTGGCTCCATTCTACACGAGCAGAGCCAAGTAGGTTTCGTCGAGAAAACTCATCGATAGCAGCCTCTATAAGAGTGCGAGTATAAACCCGATTTCCTCCAGTTTTTTGACCTTTTAAAGTCTTAGACCGAAGTCGATACGGGGCACGTGGAATGTATCCTTTGCGCTCCCATAGACGGACTGTGACAATCGTCTTTTCCAAGGCTTGTGCTAACGCACCAATGGTAAAGACTTCTGTTTCTTTTCCACCTAATGTTTTAATGATTGGGGTTTCATCCCAACCATTTGTCTCACCGCTTTTACGGCGAGAAACCTTTGGGTCTGGTTCTCTTCTTTTCTTTTTAGAACCAGGAATGTATTCGAGGTCTCTAAAGGCCTCGATAATCTCGTCTTCTCCTCGTAATCCTGCCATGGCTATCTCTTGTTCATCACCAATGCCCAGACAACGGATTGCGGATACATTTCATCAATCTCTTCTTCAGTCAACTCATCGTTATACAGAGCAGCCATAAGAGCATCCTCATCAATAACTTCTACAATCTTTACAAGTTTGTCACGGAGTCCTTTTTCTTCAATGAGGTCAAAAGCAATATCTTCATCAATCTTTCGAGATACTCGACGTTGTTTGGTGATAGCAACAAAGCCTTCAATTTCTTCTGGCAATTCAAGGACGATGTTTCCTTTGTCATCTTGTTCGCCACGTTCTTCAACATGTTCAAAAATTTCTTGTTTTAAATCTTTTAATTTTTTTTCAAAATATTCCACCTGCTTTTTTGCAAACGCATACTCTTTTGCTTGAGCAATTAACTCATCTTTGTTCATGCGTGGTTCTACTTCAGATACTCGTGCCATCGGCCCCTCCTACTTTAGTTTGTGATATGAAGTTCAAAAGACTTCCTACTGTCAAGTCTACACCACCACGAGAATTGATTCCCGTGCCGTCCAGCACCGCATCAGCCACAGCGTTCTTCTGCTGAAGCATCTCGTGCTGACGTTCTTCAATAGAGCCCTGCATTAGGAAATCTTGAATAGTTATGGTAGGCCAACGGCTTGAGGTTCTCTTGATTCGTCCGTTTCTTTGAACTGCTAATCCTGCGTTCCAGGGAAGGTCATAGTTAATCAAAAGGTTTGCATTAGGCAAATCTACTCCATAACCACCAGCATCAGAAGAAATGAAAATTCGACAATCTGGGTCAGTTAAAAACTTTTCCTTGCTTGCTTCCTTTTCTTTTGAGTTCATTTGTCCTGTGTACAAAGTCCCACCGAGTCTGTCGTAGATTGTAGAGACCGCATCTAGGTAAGAAGCAAAGATGACTACCTTTGCATCGGCATCCGTTTCAAGGTGTTCATTTACATATTGAACGACAGCATCAAGTTTAGGAACTCCCATTCCTTTGATTTTAATGTGACCGTTGTTCCAAAGATAGTTTGCATAGGCACTTCCCTTTGTTCCATCATAATTTGCGCCGCTGTTTGCAAGAATATATGGATTATCACAGACCATACGAAGCGCAGTTATCTTAGACATTATAGAACCACGCATCATGTCTGCTGGACTTCCTGGTTTATATCCCTCACCATAATGAGCGGCTATAGAAAACCCAGCACCAAGCAATTGCTGCGCTTCTACTAATTCATTCTTTAGTTCTTCAACAATAAAGTTGTACAACTTACGACCTGCCGAATCAAACCTAACAAGAATTGGGTCACGATAGATAACACTTGGAAGATACGGAGCAACATCAGGGTCTGTCTGAACTTTGCGAACCGAAGCCTGTTTCATTTTTTCATGAAAGATAGGTAAATTTCTGTATCGCTGAACTCCACCAAAATGATTTCTAACAATAAAAGTCTGGTCAAATAAGTCAAAACGACCAAGCAGATTTGGATTAACGAATTGCATAATGCTGTACAACTCTTCTGGTTTACCGTTCTCAATAGGAGTTCCAGTAAGAGCAAATCTAATTGATACATTGCGAGCAAGGTCTTTAACGCGTTTTGAACGCTTTGACCTAAATCCTTTGATAGCGGTTGCTTCATCACACACTACTGCGCCCCAAAAGTATCGGGAGACAAGGTCCCAGTCATTGACTATCGACTCATAATTGGTTATTACATAGTCGGACTTCTGACCATCTTCATATTGTTGTGTGCGTTGCTGTTTATTTCCATCCACAACGGTAGAAACCACACCTGTACAGAATTTTGCTATTTCTTTCTGCCACTGATATTTGAGGCTAGATAAGGCTATTACAAGGATAGGACCCTTCTGTATCTGTCCTGTATCGTTTAATTTTTCTAGGGCCGCAATAGTCATACAGGTCTTACCAAGACCCATTTCGTAAGCAACAAGCATCTTCTTCTCGCCAACCATGCGGCTTACAGCCTCTACTTGATATGGCTTAAGAGTTCCCGTGAACATAAGCCTCCTTACCAAGTATGTAAGATTTGGAGTTTTCAATACCACGATGAATCTCATCTATCGTCATATCACCTGGGTCTTTGACATCAATCCCTTTGTAATCAAAGTAAAAGAGGTTTAATCCGTATTTACGAGCATACGGACGCATCGACTCGGCAGCCTTGAGACCTGCTTCATCACTATCAAATGCTGCAATAACCTTGTCTGCTCTGCGCATAATTTTTGCTTGGTCTTCACTGACAATAGCGCCAAATGTAGATACCGCTCCTTCAACGCCTGCGCATCGCAATCGCACAACATCAAGTGGTGATTCAACAACAACAAGAACATCGATAGCCATTACTTCTACACCAAAAACTGTCTTGGATTTTTTAACGCCCACTGGTTGATTGCGAAAAAAGCGACCACTAGCACCCTTCTCTTGCCATCCCATCAACTCGTATGTGTCGGGATGTCGGATAGGAAGAACCCATGCTGAATGACTTATATCCCAGAGTACGCCGTGGTGCTTTGCTGCTTCTGCAGTTAGGAATCGCTTTTTTAATTCAAATGCAGGAGGCTCCGAGTACACAGCCAAACGAGCCTCTGACATACTTATTGGCTCTGCTTCAGGCTGTACATACTGTGGCAAATCCTTGATGCGACGAAGCAACGAATCGAGGGGAAGTTCTGCTTGACCATCAATAAATTCTTTTGCTTCGTGATAATCAATACTTTTTAAATCACGAACGAGCGTGTAAAGGTTTCCCTTGTAACCGCAAGAGAAGCAGATGTGTGCTCCTGTTAATGCATTTATCCACCACGATGGATTGTGGTCTTCTTTTCCTGTTCGCTTCTTGTGCATAGGACAAAGCCCATTGACTTCATCACCACGTTGTGCCGTAAGTGGTAAATCAAGTGCAAGAAGAACTTTTTCTACATCCACTACTTGCTCCAGTTCATGCAGTAGGTGCACTTGGTCATAAATGATTCATCGTGGAAGCAACCAGTCTCCCAACGCCAAGTAATAGCGGTTTCACTTGGTGGGCAGTTACGTGATTGAACAATTTTTAATAAACGAATCTCTTCGTCCTCTTCAACTGGCTCAAGACCAAGAATTACATCCGAATCCTGGAAGAACGAAGATGAATATCCAATTGAATCTGCAGTTACTTTTCCAGCACGCATCTTCCACAGCAATGTCTGCGTGGTGATAACTATTGGCTTGTTAATCTTTTGAGCAAGACGTTTAAGAGCGCGAGTTATGTTGGTAATTGCTTGAGGAGTATTCATCTCGCCTGTGATTTCATCCATCATCAAATAAACACCATCAACAAACACAATGTCAGGATTGCACTGCTCAATTTTTGCTGACAGCGCTGATACGGTTATTCCATTGACTGCATCGACAAGATGAAACGGATGTAAATTCTCCATGTCATTTAACATGTCAATATAACGAGTCTCTTCTGCAGGCAACAACTTTCCACGACGCAAACGACCATGTGAAATGTTGGCACGCATAGCATCGTGACGCTGCTGCTGTTCGTGATTGTTCATCTCAAATGATTGGAACATCGGTACCTTGCCCAACTTGTGGACATTGATAGCCATCTGTAGAGCAATCTGAGACTTACCTGTCTTTGGTGGAGCAATTATGGTGATTAGTTGACCGCCCTGCAATCCTGCAGTTGCTTCGTCAATCTTTTCAAAACCAGTAGGTATTCCTAAAAAGGTCTTATTCTGTAGCGCTTTGTAATCCTCGTAACGCTGCTCAGTATTCTTTGATAAATCTACTTCGTGAGTTCCAAGAACTCCCTGTTCATTGACTTTTGCAATAGCCTGCTCCATAGCAAGAAGAGCGGCGTCATGATTGTTGTCTTGCAGTAACTCAACAGCGTTCTCAAGTCCTTGACGAGTAAGAAGTCGACGACGGAAATCAACCATCGTGTCTAACAGATATTCAACCGAATCTTCTACATCAAGAATCTTGTAGTTTGGATAATGGTCTTTTACTGTTACGCCGGTGGGAACTTCACGATATTCGCTGTAATGTTTGCGAACGAATGTCCAAACTTTACGATTGTCTTCATCAAGAAACCAAGAATCTTGAACTCCACGTGAGAGCGCAGGAACAATATCGCGGTCACGAATTACTTTACTGACCAGACGATGTTCGTTATCTGCTGCCATGTCGCCCCCTCTAGGCTATTAAAGATTGGCTAGTTCTACTCCTGCTGACCCATATCGTGCAACTCTGTCGGGAATGTCAATCACTCCTTTAAGGTTTGGACGATACGGAAGCATTGTGACTAACTCATCTACACTTTCGTACAGTTGCCAATAGTTAAACGGATTAACTACACGGCGTTCTAACTTTTCAAAGGCCTTGTCAAGAAGTTCTTCTGTCCAACCCTCTGATGCAAAACCAGCAAGTTCTAGAGAAATGCCGTAGTTATTGGCAAGTATCCACAATCTGTTGGCGCCAAGCAAATCCACATCTCCAACTTTGTAAGAGACCCGTTTTCCAAGAAGTCGTCGGCTCTCTTCTTCAAGTAATTTAATTACAACATCTGTTACAGCGATTACCTGCGGAGAGGAGACGTTTGATATGTCTCCATTCTTCATAAGACTTCAATCTTAGCGTACTTAACAACAAACTCACGAAACTTTTCAGGGTTGTCCTGAACTTCAAGAGCGGTCTCTTCTGGAACTTCGTCTGGAATCAGTATCGAGTAATGCCCATGGTTCATCCGCATTCGTTCATCAACAAACCTTGTATGTTTGCAATTAAAGAACTTTTTCCACTTAGGACAACTGCAACGAAGTCTTTTTGTTTCAGTATCGACCTCAACTTCAAAAACGCCAGCGGCCTGAGCAGAGATGAACAGTTGAACTGTTCTCCAAGGTGTCTGCACGTTGTTGCCTCTCATTGCGCTCCTCGTAGGTCAGAACCAAGGATTGGCACACGAACAAAGGCTTCATTGGCAAAACTTGCCATTGCCTCTCGATATTGCGCTTCCCAGTTCTCCAGCATCACGTTAGTCGTTACGATAGTTGGTAACGCCTTGTCATACCGTGCACGCAGTATCTCATCAAACGATGTATCGTCGTACTTTGAACCGTATTCTTTTCCGAGGTCGTCTATGACTAGAATCCGAACGTTTAAAAAGTCGAACTTTGAGCGACCATGGAGCCCGTCAATTTCGTAAACCATCTGTTTTTTGTCTTCGGGGTCCGCATCGAATGTTGATTTTTTTCTTGACAGGAATTCAGGATAGGTCATGTAATAAATAGGGCGAGCATTGAGCCCATAGTCGCTCGCATTCATACCCAGAATCTTACGAGAAGCCTCGTCGTCATTTGGGAGACGTCGGACCACCTCCATAGCGGCAACAACGGCGTGAGTCGTTTTGCCTATACCAGGCCCTCCGTCAAAAAGCATACCGACACCATTTGTGCCAATGTTGCCAATCTGTTTTATAACAAGACCACTAACAACGTCGTCAATCCATTGAGAGTACTGTGGTGGCACATCTCCTGAACGCTCCTGTATATCTGATATCTCTAACCCAAGAAAACGACGTGGGATATTTGACGTTCTTAATAGCCAATGTTTTTTTAATGAAGTTAGAGAGTTTACGTCGTACACTAAATTAATCCCCCTTTATCTTCTTTTCATACCGCTCAAGTTGTGCACGACCAGACATTGAGTTCTGGAATACGCGACCGTCACTTGCTGTAAGCGTTGATATCTTAACAGTGGGCTCTTTACTTCCCGCAACTCGACCGAGTCCAAGGTTCTCTCGTGCCTGATTCATCCTCTTACCAAAAGATGCTAAATAAAGTTTGTAAAGATTTGGCGCTTCATCACCAATGTGTTTGAAATTACTTTCATCTGTCATAAACAACCGAAGCAACTCAAGTTCGATTAATGCTGTGGTTCCGTACTGCTTTCTAAACTTTGCAAGGGCTCCTGCGAGGACTTTGACATTGACGGTTCCTGGAAGGAGGGGGTACTTGCGCCCAACCCGATAAGAAAACTCTGCAGCGACATCCATTGGGGTCCACTCATGCTCTGGCCTCTTGCCACGAGTTTTGGGGTCACGTTTGCTGTAGTGCTTCTGTGGTTGGTCTCTGTCCTCAACCAATCCAAAGCCTGCCAAGTCATCGCCATCGTCATAGCCTTTCATTGAAATTCGTATCTCCTTTAGTGGCGCTTCTTGCGCCACAATATCTTTTAATTTATAACTATCTTGGCTATTAGGTACTAATGACTTATCTGTCTTTTGACTACGTGGACTATTAGTCACGTAGTCATGTGAGGCGCGGTAATTTGAGTCCCCTATAGCGCGGTAATTTGAGTCCTTTATCTCAACTATAAGAAGGCCGTTAAATCCATTGGCTCTTCTAGTTTGAGTAAGCGTTATTAAGCCTTGCTTTTCTAAAGCCTTTAATGCCCTTCTGACGGTTTTATCAGACTTTTTGTCAGTCTCCCTACCCAACGCCTCTACAGAGGCCTTAAAACGGCCTTGAGAGCCCGAAAAACGGCATAGAACGACCATTAGTCGGAACTGGTAATCGGTAATAGGAGCCGTAAACGCTCCTTCTGGAATGTGCATAGCCTAACCCTATCTGTCTTCAAACGGGTTAATTTCGCGCTTGCCTTCCTCCTCCTGAATACGCTCCTGCACGGCTTTAGTGATGACGTCTAACACTCCGTTCATGATGTACTCAGAGAAGGCCTCGATGAACTCACTTAACTTCTCTTGCATGTGGCTGTAGAGGGCGTCTGAATCGTCTTCATCATAATCGACTTCTATGACATCAAGCCCCTCTTCAATGTTCCAGGTCTCAATTGCAAAGTCTTCCACGGCGTGAAGTGCCATGTGAGCCTCAATGCTATCGTCCCATACCATTGCAAGAACATCCTCAGAGGTAATTTCCCTCATGATTTCACGAAGTGGGCTGCTGCACATAGTTATGTCGTGAGCATTAAGTATCAGTTTGTCAATTCCCTCAGTACTATCTGTAAAAAATAGATGATATTTGGCTTTTGTTGCTTTTATGGCTTTCATAGCAGTTTCATTAAACTTTGTGAATCCTAAAATAGGTAGAATGACTACCGCATCAGGATTTAACGTAATAAGTCTCCGCAAACCATCTTCTACATCGCCATCTTTAAAAGATAACACAACAATGCGTTTCATAGCCCCTCCTATAGTCTTGGTAACCGTTGCGATACAACGGTCGGTTTATTTAAGTATTTTCCTAATGCTAAAGATATAAAGGTTGTTGCTGGAACAGAGACAAGCATCTGTGTTGTTAGGCCGAAAAATAAGTACATTCCGCCAAAACTTAACGGTAAAGCAAACGCAATATTTATGTTTGATTTACCTATCCAAGCCCCAAGTATGCTTAAATCAAGCAGTTCCAAGATATAAGTTACAGCAAAGCCTGTTAAAAGAACAACGATTAGTAGGTCAGTCATGACCTCACTCTACACGTCCAGTACGTCCTTCTCCAAACCACGTTCAGTCTTGATACGCCACCACACGTTTTCAGGAACCCAATCATTTAAAGTTCCAGTAAGACGTGGAATTTTTTGGTCTCGGCTAGGGTACCGGTAACTAATTGAGTTATACGCTGTTCCTCCCCATACAACTCCATATTCATCTGGTAGTGAACCGTCAAAATATTCCGATGCTTTAAACGACTGCTCCAGTTGAACGCAATCTATATAGAAGGTTCCTGTACTACCACTAAAGTTTAGGGACAAGGTTGTTGCCGCAGAACCCGCTGGAATAAGGATACTCAAGTCATACCTTGACCATGATGCGCCATTGACAGACTTAGAAGTGGTAGCAACGGTTGACGATGCAGAGTCTTTTGCGGTTAACGTCATAGTCATTGCTGCATTTGTTTTTGCATAAACGGATGCGGTGTAGTATTGACCAACAGTGATGTTGGCAGCATCCGCTGTGTAAGTCCAAGAACCTGTTGCAAGTATTTTTGCACTTCTAGTTCCTGCATAAGCGTCTGTTGTAACGTCAGTTTCTCTTGTAATTGTTGGAGAACCTGTTGAAGTCCAAAAAGTTGTGTTAGTTTCAAAAGAAGGATTTTTAATTAAATTTTTGTAGGTTGCATTTAACACAATGGTCAATGCTCGTGCTTCATCGTAGGACACTGAGGCGCCGCTTTGGTAGCACACCTGGTCAATATAGTAAGTTCCTGCAGCACTAAAATATACTTCTATATCTGCATAACTAGCAGACGAAGATGACGTTGCCGTAACACTTCCTGTTTTCCAAGTGTCATCTGCCGCTACTGGAGATGAAGATGCTGTTGAGCCAGTCTGTATTCCGTGTCTGTCGTAAAACGTTGTTCTAATAGTTACATTTCCAGCACTGGTTGGAGAACGGAATCTACATGAAACGGTGTACTCAGTACTTGGGTCTACCGGAATTCCCAATCTTATCGGGTCTGGATTTCCTAACCTCATATAAGAAACGCCTGTAGTAACAACTTGGCAAGAATATAGGTCATCTATGACATTAGTTCCAGTGGGTGGAGTAATTGCTGTTGAAGCAGTTAGAGTTGCGTTTGCGGTTGTCCAATTACCAGTAGAATTATAAAACGTAGAACTTTGAATATCTAGAATTTTGTTTTCAGATACGGTAATAGTTGGCGCATATCCAGTTAAAGACTCTACATATGTTTCTAACCCGTTTAAAGTCCCTTTTCTGCTGTACATGTAGAGCGCTTCACGAACAAGTCTTTTTTGGTTTTTTATTGGTAAGGCAAACTCAGGAGTTAATCCTAGATGCCCGTACTCTAATGGCAATAATGATACTGGCGTATCAATACTCACATGCCTTGGTCGTAATAAATCCAAATAAGAAAGAAGTTCTTCTATTGAAAGAGATAGTCCTCCAATAAAGTTGTACAAATCTGAAGTATTTGAAACTTGTCCTAAAGGTGTTTGTTCTGCACTGGTAAACACTCTTGGTAAAAAAGAAAGTAATTTTTGATGCGTTTCCTTATCGAAGGGCACTATTGTGTTAGCGTCACCTGCAGGCACCCAAATACTACTTCCAGTAAATAAAAACATTCGGTAATAAACCATTCTTCCAGAAACAAGAGGCGTTACTGAAGGGTTGTCAATACCGTCGTCTATAGAAAGAATAGATGGAGTAGAGGCTGCTTCTTCCCATACAGTAACCCCATCTTCAGCAGTTTCTGCGTATCCACCTTGGTTTCTTACTAACCTAATTTTAGAGAAGGTTCCTTGAGGTAGTTGCCAAGAAACTCTTATTGCAGAAAACGACAATGCAAGAAGAGATATCGGTTCTACTGAATAGGTTAACTTAGCGGGTTGACCATATGTGAACGTTCCAAATATAGACGAACCATATTTTGCCACTGTTATACCCCTGTCTTTTGTTTAGGCTAGTTTAACGACTTTAATTTTTTGTTTTGTTACTTATTGACTTCTGCTTCCCAAAATTCTTTTTCAGTTTGGTATTTTTCTTCAAAGTTTGCCACATGACGATAATCACAGCAATCACAGATTGGTCTGTTATTACTGTAATCCGGCATGGACCAATACCCCATTTTTGCTCTAAATCTAAAGTCTGATTTCCATGAATTTTCAGCGTGTCCATTTGGAGTAAACGCCCAATGGTCGGGCTCTGCAAACTGCATAAATAGAAGAGTTACAAACTTATCTTCTGTGTCTGTAGGAAATTCTGGTCTCCAATGCATTTGATAATTGCCGCAAAATACAACACATGAATTTGGCTCTTCTTCGTAAACAGTGTCTTCTACTACCAATTCCCAATCAACGTTTTTTTCAATACATACATCTAAAGAATATTGACAGGCCGACTGGTCGTAGTGTTTCCAAAGTTGAGGGATAACACCATTCTGTTTCTGATATCGTCCAACATGAAACCCTGCTCTACGAAGAGTGTCACTTCCAAAAGTTTGTTTTGCTATCTTTAAAAGTTCTGCTTCTGTTTCAGAATCAAACCAAATTTCTTCTAACCATCTTCCAGCAACTGTGTGATAAAAATGCGGTCCTTCTGGACCAAGTTGTTTAGCCAGAACTTGTTGTTTTACTTTTTCAAATAATTCTGGTGAAAGAAAATTTTTTATTGAGGTTGCTTTTACATCAATTGTCATTTAAGTTCATCCTTATTTGTTTTCTAATTTCCTCTACGTGTTGCGGACCTTCTGTAAACCACCAATGATTTGGCTCTACATAATGGAAAAACACAACTCCTATTTTCCCACTATTTGTGTAAAGTGTATCCCGCCAGTGCTCATACTTTTCACCCATAAACATGATGGCTTCATTAGGGTTTGCAATGTAGGCTTTGTTGTCTACGTACAGAGCCCATGGGTCTACTTGGTAAAGAGTTAAGTCAAGAGTGTACGTACATGCATTTGCGTCTTTATGTTTAGATAGACTAATAGTCTCATCTGAGTATTCTGCAAACAAAGAGTACGAAGGAAGGCAAGTTTCTGTCCTAAAGTACTCTCTTACTTTTGGTAAGAGAATTTCACTATACTCTTTTAGTATAGGTTCTATATGTTCTCCTATTAGTTTTCTGCCAAATTCGTCTGTGTTCATTGAATCTAAAACAGGATTATCTTTAAAGTGCATTTTGAGTCTATCAAAATGGTAAGGTTCTAATACATTTTTTATTATCCCTACCTCTTCGTTTATGCCATCCATTGAACCACCACATATCTAAGACCATCTGTAACTGGATGAACTTCATGATTATATATAAAATTAGATGGAAATATTAACAAATTGTTTTTTTCAGCCTTGAATCTGAGACCGAATCGTTTAAAAGATACGTCTCCACCTTCGTAATCTTCATTTAAGTAATAAGTTAAAGATATTCTTCTAGTAAAAAATGGGTGGTCATCGATATGGTCATGGAATTTCTGTTCTTTTCCATATCTTAACAACTGTGGATTTTCAAAAGTTTCTATTTTTGCGTAGTAAGCATTTAAGTATTGTTCTAAGCATGGTTTCATGTTTTTATGAAATTCTTTTGTAAATTCTGTTAAAATTCCATCATCATTTGCTTCATGATGAGGGAGCATTATAAGGTCAGTGTCTCTTGCTTTGTGATTTGTTCCAGAAACATGCTCATTTTCATTAACCAGTACTTCTGCTTCTCTCCATGATATTTTGGAATCTTGTATTCTTTTTATATATTCCATTGAATTTGTAAAAATTTTTTCAAATACAACAATTCCTGGCGCTAATTCTTTCACAGTTACCACTTACCTATTGGACAAGTAGCATCTTCAAGTTTTGTTTTTAAAGGCATAAAGCACCCACATTTTTTACATTGTTTTGTCAGTTGAATCAGATGTTCGCAAGTAGAACAACTATTCAGTCTTTCTTTAGCAAGTTCATCGCTCATTTTTGGTTTACTTGCGTTAAATAAATCCCACGGTCTAACCTTTTTTGGTGCTGTCATACGTTATGGCCTTTACTTTTTAAAAGTTCTTTTTGTTCATCTGTTAAATGAGTATGAACAACGGTACGTGGGTCAACCCAATTTTCTGGAGGAATAAAGTTATTATCATTATCAACTGTCCATCCAGGTTCAACATATCTTTTTATACCTATGGTTTCAATAGGAGGTTTTGGTTCTCTAACAACTACAATAACTTTTGGTTCGCTTCGTAAAAGTGCGCTTATTAATTCAGAGCACTCTAAAGTCTCTACTACAGTCTCATTATTTAAAAAAGCAATTACAAATTTTCCTTCGTCAGATGGTGCTTCTACGACCTCATAACCTGCTGTAATAAGGTCGTAGAACCACACGAAGGTGCCCATGATATGGACGATAATGTCATCTATAGCAAACGCTATTAATATCCCATCTTCTTTGTTATCTGGGTTTGTTGCTAACGAAATATCATTCATAGTAATCATATAGATATCCTATCAGCAGAAAGCAGCGGCACAGCCGATTACGCATTGGCTACCACTGTTGCTGTAGCACCAATCGCATGAACCAACAGAACAGCCAGTCCAATACGCATCTGAAGCGGTGCACTTACACCCGTACCACGGACATTCTCCTGGAGGACATGGTCCAGAAGGAGTAACCGGTGGAGTAACTGGAGGAGTAACCGGTGGAGTAACCGGTGGAGTAACTGGAGGAGTAACCGGTGGAGTAACTGGAGGAGTAACAGGAGGAGTAACCGGTGGAGTAACTGGAGGAGTAACCGGTGGAGTAACTGGAGGAGTAACAGGAGGAGTAACCGGCGGAGTAACTGGAGGAGTAACCGGCGGAGTAACAGAGGTATCGTTTACTGTAATTGTAGAACTTGTGGCAACAATAGTCCCACTTGTAGAGGTAATTCGTAAGTTTGCCCTAAATGACTCTGTACCTTCTGTAGATGCGTCATTATTTAACGTGACTGAAAAAGAACCAGAATTATTAGTAATCGTTACAGAACTACCAGAACTAACAGCGTTAGCAGGGGAACTAAAGTCAGAGTTGTTTATCGTGCCTGTGATACCTTCAAGAGTCCAGTATAAAGTTCCAGTTCCAAAATTAGTTGTAGTTATTGTAAAAGTTACTGTGCTACCTTCGTTTACTGAGGTTGTATTGGGCGAAATTGAATACGTAGGCGAAGCAAATATAGGCATTACGATGCCAGTCATTATGTAAGGCCATTTCCGCTAGCAATCCATGTTGTGGAAGCAACTTTTAAAAGAGTGCACATACCATTAGAAGCCAGGGTTCTTGAACCCGTAGAACTGGTGTTTGCTAATCTTAAGGTGTCTGAGGTTATTGCTATCGTTGTACTAACGGTATCAGCATTTACAACTACTATCGTTGTACCTACTGGAAATGCCACAGAACCATTAGACGGAATAGTAATTGTTTGTCCAGTAGTTGTAACGTAGATGTGTTTACCAGCATCTGATGCAGCAAGTGTTATCCCTGTTCCAGTGCTGTTTTGAGGCATGCCCATGTAACCAGCACCAGAGGTTGCTGTCGTAGTGGTTCCTGCTGCAGGAGTAATGGTTGGTCCAGTTCCAAATACAAGTGAGCCGGAACCAGTCTCATCTGTCACTGCAGAAGCAAGATTAGACGAGGAGGGTGTTCCAAGCCAGGTTGCAATTCCTGTGCCAAAAGACGTAATTCCAGTTCCACCATTTGCTACCGGTAATGTTCCAGAAATTCCTGTAGTTAAAGGTAGTCCAGTGCAACTTGATAAAGTTCCGCTTGATGGAGTCCCAAGTGCTCCACCATTGGTTACAAAAGCACCTGATGAGCCAACGCTTACTCCTAGTGCAGTAGCAACACCTGTTCCAAAAGAAGCAATACCAGTTCCGCCGTTAACAACTGGTAGGACATTAGTTCCGCCAATCTTGTCATACACATTTTTTAAACCATATTCAAGGTTATTAACACGGGCTTTTACGGTAGCCCATGACGTTGTTGTCGAATCAAATGAGCCAATCCAGCCAGAACTAACTGTGGGTGATGTTCCTAAAGCGGTCTGTACCGCAACAGTTTCTTCTTGAAGAGAGTTTACGTGGTCAGCAATGACCGTATCAACAAAGTCTACTTTAGTTACAAAGGACTTTACATTGGAGGGGTAAGACGCTGCCATAACCTCTTCTTTCTAATAATTCCCCCCTATTTTCGTCGGTTTGCCTTAAATTTATTGGCTGAACTCACGCTATCTGGTTAACCGTCACTATCACAGACGGGACCGCAGGGTAGGGAGACGCGGCAGGCCTATTCTCAAGTCTTATGTTGGCGTTATCATTAGACCAAAAGACCTGGAAATAATCGTCTGCCTTCATATACTCAAACAAATTAACAGTCATTACCTGGTATTCATTACTGCCTACTACTATCGAAGTGGCTGAGTTGTCTATGGCTGTACCATTTTTAGCAAACCAAAGATAAGCCGATTGTCCTGCTCCTCCGCCTCCTGTGTTATGGATTTGAGCAGAAAACTGAATGTTGTAAGTAGCAGGTTCTTCAATAACGAGTTTGGAAGAGTCTTTTAAAAACACTCCCTCTTCAAAAAAGGCTGTAGTCAAAGGTACCGCTGTACCAACTCCTGGAGTAGCCGTTAAATCTCCAGTATTACACCAAGACCCGTATGCCATCAATCCTTGAGGGTCTTCTCCAAACTCTCCAATCCATACTGGATATTCCGGATTTCCTCCTATGTACATCACCCATGTACCAGTACCTACTGCTGGAGGACGTTTTGTCGAGAGTACAGGCCAAATCCAATCAGTTACTTGGTCTCCTGTAATTTGGGGAACCACTACTCGTATGCGTCGTAAATGTTTGGGGTCCTTGTTGTACTTTACGACTGCTCGATAGACTCCCTCGTAACGTGGTACTAAATCCATATTAGATTTCTGTCAAAGTTAAATTTGCCTCAGAAAATCTGAAAATTTCATCAGCCTGTCCTACAAGAGTTGTTAAATCAGACAAGTCTCCGTCTCTGTAGAGTGCTGTTACCTTTACTGTTTTAACTCCAGGAGTTTGAATTAATACAAACTCAATATCTTGTGGGTATATCGTATCCTGAAACGACAGATTTACATAATTGAACCCTGATAGTAACGCACTCTTTAATCCTGCTTCTACTTCAACAGCAGTATACTGCGGTAATCTAACATACTCAAGATTCAGTATTGCGTCGATATAATCCGGTGGTTGAACAGTTACTGTTGTTCCAATTAAAAGTTTGTCTTCAAGAAATGTCTCCACATCTCCTTTAAGGCGAGTGTATTCCTCTGTTGGAGTTCCAGTGCCGTCAAGTCCTGGGGCATCATCGGTGTCCACCGCACTTCTACTTGGAGCAATGTACAACGATATTGACGTCCATACTGAAGCATAAGCATTTGCTTTGCCCACACCACTTACACTTAATGCTAAATCAGAAAAATCTTTTAATGTAACTGCACGGTTTCCAGAACGAAGAGATGCAGGAGCAGAGACACGAATTTGGTCATTAGTTTCTGGGTCTGCACCACCAATTGCAGCCTCAAGATTATCTACGGAAATAACGCTTTGAATAGCAGTTGTTTGTGACTCTGATAATCCCGGTATATACTCAATAGTTGTTAGAGTTGATGCTGGAACATTTCCTAATGAACCAGAGCCAACTGTATACTCAACACGAATTTCTGATAGTAGAGTAGGTATTGCTCCAGAAATACCGTCACCAAAGTTAACAGTTACTACGTTATTTTCATCTGTTGAAACTGTAAACACTAGGTCTGTTGGGTCATAGTCCATAATATGTTGAACTTGTGTCCATTTAGAATAAGATGACCCATCTTGTACGTAAACTTGAACACTACCATCTACGACAGAGGTTTGGCTTAATTCAAATATTTGTTCAGGAAGTCCTGATGAAGTTCCCAAAAGTTCTCCAAATGAATTAGTGTTGGTTGATACGCGTTGAATAGAGCGTCCTTCTACTGCTCCGACTACCTCTTGTCCTGATGCTGAAACTATTACATCTGCTTGAGTAGAAAAGTAGATAGTTTGAACAGTGTCTCCAAGAGTTATATCAGCAGATATGACTGTTCCTTCTGAAAGAGTCACCGTGGTTGACGAAGTATTGGTAAAAGTTAGGTCTACATATGCTTGACGATATCCAGCAGGTATATACCCGTATGATTGTGCAATATCAATAAGGCTCTCTCTTTGAATAGCCGTTTCTAAAAACGATTCGTTAGCAGTTCTGTCTATATAGTAGGAGATAATGTCTCCCATATACGAGAAGGCTTCGACTAATGCAACTCCAAAATCTGCTGGGTCAGAGGCTGTCCAATCAGGAATACGGTTCTGTATACGAGCAATTAATGCTTCACGCAAAGAATAGTAGTCTCTATTGGTGTAATCAACTGAAACCGGTACGTTAGATGCTGGTGTTATACTCATAATATCTCCTCATATACTGGTGATTTTCCTCTTAATACAACTATGCCAACGTCTGTTGTAATAATTTGGTCATTTGGAAGCGCGTATACTACCGATGTCTTTATGACATTGTTTACATCGTCAAACTCCGCAGTCACTTCTTGAAGAGACAGCGTTGGCAAGAACTTTAAAAATGCACTTTTTACTTCGGACTCAATCTCTGTAGAGGCCGCTTCGCTAGTCTCAAAAAGCGCAAACGGGATTACAGTACCAAAATTTGGCCTCATTACCCGCTCTCTAAGAGAGGTTCCAATTACTGATTTAACTCTATCCGCCCAAATTTTAGGTTGTTCTATAGTTGAACCTATTTTTCCGTATAAGTCTACAGTGAACGGCAGAGTAATAGCCACTTCAGGCATTAACGAGCCTCCCATCGTCTAGGACTTATTTTAAATCCTGTGTTTGCTTCACTGATTATTGTACTTGAAGCACTCAGTGTAGAATAGGTGGGCTTTCCTTGTGTTGCGGAAGTAAGTTCGTAGGACACATTTCGATATGGAATAGTCCCGGTATCTAGACCTCTTTTACCTGACTCTTGTCTGTCTACACCATCAGTTAGACAGGTAAACTCAACTATATATCGATAATTAGCAAACATAGTGTGATGCGCTGTTTCGATAACCCAAAGACCATTAGCCGCATTCTCTGTTCCAGATATTAAAACAGTTCTCCACGGAGCAATTCTTGGGTCTCCTTGACCGCCGCCTTTTGCCATTATAGATAACCTTGATTTTTCTGCCTTCGCTTTTGCCATTTCTTGTGTCATAGAATTGCTAGCAGTAACTGTTCTTGTTTCAATTTGAGAAAACAATGGTTCTTTAACATTTTTCCTTAACTTTTCACCCGTCTTACTAGGGGACACACTGCTTCCATACACTTTTGCAGTATAGGGGTCTACGCTTTTTACAATTTTTTCAGTTCTTCTATGGCGTTTATTTTCTAAAAAATCACCTATTTTTGGTTCAAAATACTCTAATGTTCTTGCCTCATGAACTGTGTCCGGACCAGCGCCGTAATCAAGAATAGTCAGTGAAGGAACTGTCGTTAAAAATTTATCAATCATGATATCAACGGGGTGACAATGAAGTTCAGTTCCTTGCATTTGTAACCCGTACCCAATTATGTCTGCTAATTCATTGGCCTTTTCCCAATAGGAGTGCCCAGCCATAGATTGTTGTCCAAAACGTGTTGGATGTGGAGTTACCACGGGTTTCAATTTAAACTTCAATGCAATTTCTTCAATTACTTCTGTGGCAGTTTTATTTACCCAAATATTATAGCCACTTTCTTTTAATACAAAAGATGCTCCAAGAAAAGTTAAAGTTGTTCGTCTTTTACGTTCTACTGACGATGTGTAAGTACTGTCGTATTTATAACCTTTAAAATTACCTGAAACTTTGTCATTTTTCCATGACACCTCTACTAATGCTCCTGTTGTAAGAGCATCCAACATATACGTGATTGTGTCAGGATAATGAATTTTTAAAATATCATGTTTTCCCATTGCTTGTATCAATTCAATTTTATGAGGTTGCAAATCAAAACTTGGAAAATCAGGAAAAGTTACTGTGAAAAAGTTCCCCTGAACAAGTTGTCTTCTTGGGTCACGCATTTGGAATCCTTAGTTGAGTTCCAGGGGCAATAGATGTGGCGTCTAAAATTTCCGGATTAATGTCAAGTATTTTCCACCACAATGAGGGATTTCCTAAAAGTTTCCACGCCAGAGTGTCTAATCGGTCAGTTTCTACCCACTCATAGACAGAATATCGAGTGGAGTATGTAGGCCATTCCCTAAATACTGCTACTGTGTAATTACTTGTTCTAGCATCCCACGCACGTTCTAAGGGACCGTCCGCATACCTACTGTCTAAATAAATCATAACATTCCCTGAACTCTTCCTCCACCAGAATTTGTGGCATCTCTGTAGTCCTCTGTTGCAGGAAGGTCTGGCAAACGTTTACAAATGAAGTCTACTGTTGAAAATATAGGAACCATTCTTTCATTAAAGATTTTATGGTCAACGTTTATTTGGGTTACACGCACTAAATACCTAAGACCACTTCCTAAGTGCAATTCTACAGGAAAAGAATTCAACCATCCCAAGTCTGCTGTATTACCATTCAAATTTGAATTGTATTCAACATTTTTTCCATTTACGGCTTTAAACAGATACTCAAGGTCAAGCATAGTTCCGCGAGTGTATATGCCATCCGCATCTATTGATTCAACAGGAAATGGGTACGGGTTTCCTATAATTCCTCCACCTTTGGTAACATGATTCATATCCAACATTCTGTTTAAAATAACAGAAAAAGTTATACTGCTATTCATAGCAGCGTCTGTTATAGGAGAGGCTCTAAAACTTCCGGCAGTAAACTTAGCAATGTCAACCTCACTGCCTACTCCCCATGACATAGAAACTGTTGTTGGATTGTACAAAAATCTAAACCCATGAACAACACTGTCTTCTGTTACTGGTTTTGCCTTACTGTTTACTAATTGGTTGTAGTACGGATAACTTCTACTCATTTGAATTACGCCTTTGGAGCCTCGACTAACTCTCCAAGCGTCCATAGCATCGTCCCAAGTTCCTGGGTTACCTACAGGCATTAATCCATCTTGTTGTTGCAGTCCTACAGGATTTAGATAGGCTGCTTTTACCATTGGAGGGTTATATTTCCACTGCAATAAAGGACCAGCAGTTATAGCCTCCGGAGCAGCAGTAGCATCGGTGTTACTTGTGTCTGGATTTGTAATTTTGTTTTTTAAGTTACTGCCGGTGCTTAGTTGATAATTTCCAACAGGCTTTATTCCATATAACAGAATTGTTAATTGAGTTTTAGCAGCATTTAAATCAGCAGATACTGTTTTTAATTTTGCTTTTTTTGTTGTTCTGTTTTTTGTGTACTGCTCAATTTGAGCAAAAGCGTTGTTTATGGCGGTAGAATTTGTAGATGTTTTTGTGATGTTTGTGTAATAAGCAATCTGTTCATCAATAGTCTTAAGTTCAGACTGCAAAACTTTTTGTTGAGTTTCTAAATCTTTTATTGCTTTATTAGTATCAGCAATACTTTTTGCGTTTCTTTCACGAGCGCTTGTAGTTGACGGGGTAGTGTAGGACTGCCCAGAAGCAGAGGGTCTTTTGTATGACTTAGGGTCTAATCTTCCAGCCATTATTTACTCCCCATTACACTGTAAGTATCGTCTGTTTCTAAATATTCTTTTACTCTTTTTGCAAATTTAATTGCTTCATCTTCAGATGCTTGTTGGATATTAAGTGTAACATTTACAGTGCGGTTTCCAATGACTTGACCAGAAGAGACTCCAGATACGGAGGCACCAAAACCTGTTCTTCCTCCACCTTTTGGACCTCTATTGTAGTTAAATTGATACGGACTTTTTCTTTCTTCTCCACCAACCCAAGCAGAAGCGCGTATAGCATCAAACGATTGTTGAAAACTAGACCCGGAACGTAAAGAATTTAATATTGCAGTGTATCCTCTTTGGTCCGCACGATTACCGGTCAAAGTTGCAAGAGTTGCTTCCAATCCTTCTGAAGAAGTTCCATACATTTTTACGCCAGCACTGTTCATGGATTGAGCACCTGGACGACTTAAGGTTGTGTTTAGCGGATTGTTCCAACGACCCCATTTATCTCCGCTTTCAAAGCGAATCCATTCCGACATTGCATAAATATTGTCTTTTGTATGCGGAGCGTTAATGGACGTAAGGAAAGACTTAATCCACTCTTGTTTACCACCAGACGGATTTACTCCCGTTGCTGAATAGTTTGTAGACTTTGGAGTTGCGCCTGTAGTTGCTGAAGAAGGGGAATATGAAAGAAGTGAGTTTGCGTTACCAAATGGGGAACTCAGTAACTCTTGTGGATTTACTGGATTATTAGAGCCTTTACGAACTTCAAAGTGAAGGTGCGGTCCAGTAACGTTTCCTGTGTCTCCCGATTTGCCAATTACTTGACCTTTTCTAACTCTATCTCCAGGTTTTACAAGTGCTTGACTTAAGTGACCATAAAGAGTTTGGAACCCGTTCTCGTGGTCAATTTGAACTGTAATTCCGTATTCATATCCTGGAGCATCGTCCATAACAATACCGTCAAGGGCTGCTTGAACATCACTACCAATTGGCATTGGGTAATCTTGACCTGTATGTGAGTTGTTTGAACCGCTCCAAATACCACTTGTGTCTTTAGCACCAAAGCCAGTTGTAGGAGCAACTCCGGGAGCAGGAGACTGTGCTCCACCGCCCTTTGCACCAAAAGATGCCCCAAAGCCTGTGGTTCCTCCACCTTTTCCTCCACCTAGTTTGTAACCAGCCATATGTGTTGCCCCACCTACAAGGGCACCAACCACAGCGCCTGGTACGGCGCCCACTCCTGCTACAGGTGCACCTGCCATTGCTCCCGTCACCGCTCCGGCTCCTATTGACGTTAGTAAACCTGTCTTGTCTAATTCACCATCTTTTGCGTCAAAGTAACCGCTTGCACCTGAGATTACTAACCCTAATCCAGGGATAAATCTTGCTGCGCCCTTTGCACCTGCTTTAGCACCTGTTGCTCCAGCAGTTTTTAGGAGAGCACGAGCACCTACTGCGCTAGTTAATCCTCCAACTGCCATTCCTAATCCGCCAAGTAATGCGCCAGCACCTGCACCGACATTTGAATTAGAAAGTGTTTGAAGAGTTGCTTTAAATTCAAACATGGCATCTGGAAGTTTTTCCATTGCTTTATTGACATCTTCAATTACATCAGCCGCTCTTTCAAAGCCCTTTATCATTGGCTCTGTTGCTCTTTCCATCAAAGCAGTCTGAGATGTGGCTATCTGCATTTGAGCGGCTATTGGGTTATTTGCACCCTGCATTGTGGCAAGGTTAAACCCTTTTCCTTCAGCAAAGTTTCCTGCTGCATTTATAAATAACTCTTGTTGAGTTTCGCTAAATCCAAGTTTTCTTAAATCTGCGCCTAAAAATCCTGAACGAACATCGGTCATTACCTGCTCACGTGTAATGCCTTTTTGTCCACCATACGCACGGTTATAAATTTGCCGTGCAATTTGTTCAAACGATAGGTCTTTTCCTGTACGTGGGTCTGATGTAAAAATCCCATATTGAGAGAGATTTCCTGACATAGGACCCGTGCCCAACCCACCGAGTGCCTCTGCAGCAACTGGGTTAGCGATATTCAAGTAACGAGCAGCACCACCAATTTCTCTGACACGCATATTGAACGCGGCTGAGTTAGGTGCGTAACGGTAACCTTGAACAAGCATCGCAGCCGCGGCAGCGTCATCTCCTGCGCCTGTAATGCCGCCTGCTAAACCACTGAACGTGGCTTGACGGAGCCTTTGTTGATTGACTCCACCCATAACAGCAGCACCATAAAAGCCTGCTGCACGACCAAGAACTGCGCCTGTGTCTGGCGTCGCGGAGTATCCAGCAGCACCAACTGCAAGACCTGCTTGGGCTCCAAACTTTAGCCCTATCATGGTCTTGCTATAGAGCCACGGCATTTTTGTAGTTCCTGCTTGTTCTTTTTGAACAGCAGAAGATGCTTGAGCGCCCTTTACACCACTGGCACCTTTTTGCACATCATCAGAGAATGATGCAGAGTCATCAAATAGTTTGTTACTACTGCCAAGGTTTCCCGACATACTCTTAATAGAGGCTGCCAGACCTTTTACACCCTTAGAGTGCCCCACTATGTTTTTAAGAAGACGAGAAGTGCTGCCCAGTTCTTTGTTTAGGGCAGTAACAGCAGCAGACAAGTTCTTTACACTTGTCACCATGTTTAGGTTCAACCCGAACTCCTTATACTTCTCGCTTTGGCTAGTTCTAGCCAATTCTTCCGTTCTCTAGAAGACATTTCCTTAACTTCCGTTAAGGTCCAACTAGGATAAATTTCAGAGATTGCTGCCCATTCTGCAAATAGTCTTATATATGGAACGAGACTAGAAGCGAAACAACGTGCCCAAATTAACGGGAACGGTTACCTCACTTTCACAGTCAGGACAAGCAATAGTCAAGTCCTCAAATTGAGGTCCTGCTGCTCTTTTGTTCATCTCTTCGGTAATTTTTCTGCGGTCAGCAACACCAAGATTTTGTACTTGACTCTTGCTTATTACATCTTTATCACCAATTCTTAATACAGTCTTTTCAAGAACAATTGTGTTCAACTCAGCACTGGTTTTATCAGAATTATTAATGAGTTCCTTCTGTACTTTGCCATTAGGAAGTTGAACGAGGATATCTCCACGCTTTCCTTCTACTGTAAAGATACGGTCATCAATAGGATTTGCAAGAGTCTTTGTCTTGATATCGGTGTCGAGGTTCACTGATACCGTTTTTACTTCTTGACAACCGCTACAGTACGAAGGAATCTCCGTTTCTTTTCCAAAAGTTGCCTTAATAATGCCAAGAAGAAGAGCGTCACGGTCTCCTGCTAGAAGTTCATCAAGAACCTTTTCATCAGCCTTGATATCGCCAATTTTTACAGTGCCACGCTGTAGTACTGCAAGAAGTGCTTTACCCATACTGTTAGTTTTAGAGATAAACTCTTCATCTTTTCCAGTTAGTTCACGCACTTCGGCAGTACGGATGACCTCCCCAGCAGTGGTGATGTAACCGCCAGGGAGTTCAACTGTAGTATCCGAAGGTGCATTAATTTGAGGTTCATATGTTGCTGGCTCTTCTTGCAGAGCCTTCTGAATGATGTTATTTGCCAAAGCGGGATTAGCCGCTGCATTAATTGTGCTCGTCATATGAGTCCTTTATTAGAAGTTTGGTGCTTGAGTTTCTAGGCCTGGTGCCCACTTTATGTCAAAACCCTCGTGTACAAGAGTCATTTGCTCAACAAAGAGTGCGTTGTCGCCTGCGTTGAGGTCAGAGTATGCCACAGAGGTAGGCCATGCGTTGTAAACCTTAAACCGCACAGCAGTATGGTCAGAAGAAGCCGCATTTGTGTCGTCTTCTCCTGCCTTTGGAATTGGATGAGATAAAACCTGAATCTCTAGGTCGCAACGGAAGTTGTCTGTAATAGCACGAGTTGTTCCGTTACCTTGAACTGTTGCGAAGAGATTGCGCATCCATTCCCAATTCTGGTCAGTGTTCAAAATAACGCCACGCTGCAATGTAATTGGAGCGAAGGTTGTTTGACCAGGAATTTGGTGAACGGTGGTGTTATAGCCACCTTCACGGTATGGGATAGAGTCTGTTGTAACAGCCATGCCTGATACAGAGGTAAACCCAAAAGTTGTTGCACGCTGACCTGAAAGTTTAGCGAGCGTTGGATTTGCTGCTCCAGCAGCATTTGGCTGTGGGAAGAACGTGACTAGAAACCGAAAGTTTCTAATCGGGTCGCTGATTAAATTCGACCTAGGGTTAATTACTGTTGCCATTTATTTTGTTTCTCCTTCGGATTAGTTCACAGTCTTTTGACTGAGGTCGATGACAATGAACTCTGCTGGGTACTGCAAAGCCACACCCACTTGGATGTGTACTTCACCATTTGCAATTTGAGCGGCTGTGTTGTTTTCAGCGTCGCACTTGATAAAGTACGCTTGGTCGCTGGTTGCACCACGTAAACCACCCTGTCCTCGATATTGCTCAAGGAACGTTCCAATACGGCTTCTAATCTGAGCCCAAAGACGTTCGTCATTGTTCTCAAAAATAGCGAATTGAGTAAGATTCTTCAGATTCTTTGTAATGAAGATAAGCGAACGACGCATGTTTACGTACTTGTTTGCTGTGCCATCTTGTAGGAGTGTACGAGCACCCATTACAGAAAGGCCTCCACCAGGAATTTGACGAATTGGGTTAACTGGAGTTGTAGATGCGTTCATGCTATCTAGTTCAGATGAGGTAAATGAACGCTCCATTGCAACAGCGCCTTGAACAGAGGTCCTAATACCTGCTGGAGCCTTAAAGACTCCTTGATTAGCATCGGTGTTTAAGAACAAGCCTGCAACTGATGCAGATGGTCCAATTTTACGAAGAGAACCGGCTCCACGTCCTAGAGGGTCAGCAATGTAGATGTGTGGGTAGTACACCGCAGCATAACTTGTGTCTGCAAATGCAGCCGATGCGCTAATCGCTTGTGAAACAGTTAAGTTTTCTGCCGTTTCAATCACTACAAATGAATTGTTTGCTGCTGCCCAAGAAGTTGCGGCGTCATAAACAGCGGTTTCTCCAGAAGCGAGACTCTTCCATAGGTCAGGAAGAAACACTACAAGTGGACGGTCAAGAGAAGAGAACTCGTTGAACACTGAAGCACCTGTTGATTGATACGAGGTGTAGTCAGTTGAGGCTACTGTTGAACCGTTACTTCCACCAGATAGTGGGTAAACGTTTGCTACAGGAGTTCCTGCAGCGCTGTTACTGATTAAAATGTATGAAGAGACAAGGTTTACAACAGTTTCTGCGAAGTCTGTTGAAGTAGAGTCGTCAAAAACAACGTTCTCATAACGTTCAAGAAGAACGTCATCTGTAACCACGCTAGCAGTTCCAGTCAGTCCTTCTTTGTAAACGGTAATCGTGTAAGTATTTGCGACTGTTCCTGTTTCACTTGTAATGCGAAGGTTGTTTCCGTCGCTTCCTTTGTTTTTTGCAGTAATAGTTGCGACAACTGCTGCTCCTGATGTTACTAGGTCAACAGATGCAGCAACTGCATTTGATGCCAAAATGCGCTTAACGTAAAGTTCACGTCCGCCATTTTGAAAGAAGGTACTGACGCCAAATGTCGCTGGGTAGATTACGTTGTAACCCCCAAAGTATTTGACGAACTCGTACCAAGAGGTAACAAGTGTCACTGCTTCTGGACCTTGTGCAAAAGGTGCCACAATTGCGCCAGCAGCGTTTGCAGACACTCCTGTTGGAAGTGGTGCTGGTAGAAGACGTTCACTAATGTAAACGCCAGGACGGCTATAAGCCATGATTTCTCCTAACTAGGTTGAATGGGGACCAGATTATTCCGTAATAGTGAACGAATCGATGGGGGTGAGCGAGTTGACGTTCGCGCCAATAGCGTGAACTTCTTTTACCTTATAGAATGAGTCGAGTAATGCCGGTGCAATCTCGCTAGAAATACGCACCGTGAAAGCGTTTACGAATAAACGTTTTCCTGCTTCTGATATATCTCTTTTGGAGATATCCAGAACATCTAAACGACGGACTGTGTCATCGTCCGTTTGAAGACTTCCAAATCTGAGTGGAAGACGTGTTCTTACTAATTGCGCAAGAATTTCTCTGTCATGACGTGGTTGACGAGAGTAAACCGTGACTTGATAGTCAATGTTTACAGGGATAGGGAAGTTGATAAGCCAGTTATGGTCATCGTCAATCCATGGATTACCATCAACTGTTTCTGGGTTATCTAAGTAAGCAGGTTTGACTAAACCACGCATGGCACGTGTGACATCCTCTGAAATATCAATCATATCGATGGTGATGTAAGGATATTTTTGGTCACGTAATTCTTGGTCAGGTTGTCCAAACCATACCTCTACCTTGCGGTGAGACACGTTGGAATCATCTGACTTTTGGTCGGTCACTGTGATGCCCTTGAGAAGGTCACGTAGAGCGTTATCTTCAGATAAAAGGAAGGTCATTCAATACCACCTGTTAGATGAGCCATACGACGTACAAAGAAAGCCTCCACCTGACCAGTGCGGTTTGCCATGCGGCGAAGAGCAGCAGTTGGTTGAGTATCAGGAGTTCCGTATTCGAGGTTCATAGCCTCAGCACGATGGGCTTTATGAACATTTACATTAAAAGAATCATCAACACTAATAGAGCGAACGATATGTTCAGGCCATCCGCTTGCTCGCGCCTCCGTGCGCATGAGAGCAGACATATATTTGGAAGACTCTCTACTGGCCTGCTTTATGGCGTTGCTGTAAGGATTGTTATGAGTCACTTCTTTTTACCCTTCGCAGCGACTTTGCCACCGACATAGCCTGCGATAAGGGCAGTAACAATAGGTTGTCTTTCTTTTGGACGAAAGCCAAATACGCCGCGAATGAATTCTTCGCGTTCATGCGTAGAGTGAATCTCTGCGGCTTTCCTATACCAAGGCACATGTGCCATTTCTATCCCCTTTATCGCAAGTAGTGGGTGCTACACGGAGTCCGCACGGATTTCCGATAAGGCTAGGATAGAGAAAAGGCCCCGGTTAAGGGGCCTTAACTTTTACTTCTTTTCTTTCTTCTCACGCTTTTCTTCGGCTTTTTCGCCCTTCTTGCCTTCCTTTTTTTCGTGAGTCTTTTCTTTCTTTTTAATGCCCTTAATAATTTTTTTATCAATCTTTACATCTTCTTGAAGAGTCTTTGGCTTCTTCTTTTTGCCGTGGGCTTTGTCTTTCTTTTCGAACTCTTCTTTCTCTTCCTTGTCGAGTCCAGCCTTTTTGGTCAAATAAGAGTCCATCTTTTCGTCAGACTTCTTGGTGTACTTGCCCTTCATAGGTGGTTTTTTCATTACATACCACGCTTTCTTGGCATCGCCTGTTTCTTAGCCTTAGCCTGTGAAACAGCCTTCTTAATTTGAGGCCTGTTTTTATCAGCAGCGGCCTTGCCTTGCTTACCAGCACGCAAAGTTGCTAAGTCAGCAGCATCAATCTTGTTCTTGTTGCCAGCAAGTGCAGCAATCTTCTTCTGCTTAGGAGATAGTTCTTTCACTTTTTGCCTTTCTTCTTTGCAGCCTTCTTTTTTGTCTTAGCGTACTTTTTATTAGCAGCGGCTAAAGTTTTTTCACCATGCTTGTCCTTCGGGCGCATGCAGCCACATGTTGAACACATGGTTACTTACAGCACTTGCACTTGCAGGATTTAGTCTTGCATTTACCTTTTTTACATCCACATGTAGCACACATTACTTCTTACCTGCTTTCTGTTTTGTTGGTTTTGCAATCTTGTTCCTGCCTGAACGGTCGGGAACACAATTAGGTACTTTACGACCATTCTTCATCTTCATGCCAACCTGGACATAGCCATCCCAGCATGGGTCAGACTTTTTAGCCATTCTTATTTTCCTTCTTGTGAGGGTTACCTTTGTGCCAGTCCTTAACGGCTTTGACACCCTGCTTAATTGTCTTAGACCCACCCTTTTTAGTCAGGTTAATTTTATCCCACTTGCCAGCCTTAGCCTTGGCTTCGTGGTCAACGACCACATCTCCCTTGCTGTTCTTTTTAACAGTGTGCTTAATCCCTTGAACTTTAATGGTCTTTGATTTTTCTTTTTTCACGGAACCACTTTCTTACGATGAGTGTAACGAATGGGAGGTTTTGGCTTACGAACATAGCCGCCACGCTTTTTGCGCAACTTGGCTCCACCTGATTCGTACTTGCCCTCTGTAAGAGTGGTACGAACCTGTTTTTGAGGTGCTTTCCCTGCACGAGCACCAGGTGATTTTTTACGACGCATTACTTCTTCTTTTTAGACATTCCCGCTTCGCTCATGGCGATAGCAACAGCCTGCTTGCGTGACTTAACTACAGGTCCCTTACCTGGACCTTTCTTACCCGATTTTAGTTTGCCGGATTTGTACTCACGCATAACTTTTTCAACTTTTCCTTTTTGCTTTGACGTTGCTTTTTTTGCCATTACTCTTCCTCTTCTACTAGTTCTTCTTCATCCCAAACATGGTCATCATATTCTTCTTCCTCTAAAGATTCATAGTCAAAATCTTCTTCAAACAGAGTAGGGTCAATTTCTGGCTCAAAACTTTCCATATTAGACATGCTATGCCACCCGTGTGATAGAGGCCACGTAGAACGTGTAAGTGTTTGTTGTCCCAGAGTTCATTGTTAGTTTTAGGTAGTTTAAGGCAGTTGTGTCTACTGCTACGGCAGTGGTGGTGTTGGTTGTGACTGTGCTGCCGTTGTAATGACTGGTTGTGCTTCCAAGAATAGTTCCGGCAATTCCAGTACTTCGCACTGTAATAAGGGCATTTATTTCTATTGCCCCTGCAGTTGCTGTTGCTCCAATGGTTCCTGTTGTTGCGACGGTACCAGTCGTTGCGGATGTAGTTGTTCCTACTCTAACATTGTAGGTAGCAGTAACATTGTTAGTTCCAGTGCGAACTCCGTATGCCCTTACAATGTAACTAGAACCAACTACTAAAGCATCTGCGGCTACAGCAAGGTTGATAACGTTGGTCTCTGTCGCTGCAGTTGTGGTTACGCTGGTTGTTAATGAACTACCACTTAAACCCAGAGTGCCTTGAATTCCTTGTGTACCTATTGTTCCTTGGTTTCCTGTTAAACCTGTAGTTCCCTGGAATCCTTGAATTCCCGTAAGACCTTGAGTTCCTTGTCGGCCTTGAATTCCTTGAGTACCTTGAGCACCTGTGGCACCTTGAATACCGTTAGTTCCCTGTGTACCAACCGTACCTTGAGAGCCTAGTGTTCCTTGAATACCCTGTCTTCCTTGAATTCCTTGTGTTCCTTGCGTACCAAGGACACCTTGTGTTCCTTGTCGGCCTTGAATTCCTTGAGTACCAATGACTCCTTGAATACCTGTTAAACCTTGCGCACCAACACCAACCGAACCTTGCGCACCAATTACTCCCTGTATTCCTTGAGTTCCCTGTGTGCCGAGCGTTCCTTGAGAGCCGGTTGTTCCTTGACGTCCCTGTACACCTTGTACTCCTTGAAGACCTGTAAGACCTTGGTTTCCAGCAATACCTTGTGCACCAGCAGTTCCCTGTGCACCCTGTTGACCAACACCTGTAATTCCCTGTAAACCAATGTAGCCCTGCAATCCTTGCGCACCTGCAGTTCCTTGCGCACCATTACTGCCACTAGTTCCAGAAGAGCCTTGCGTTCCTGTTCTACCTTGAACACCTTGTGTTCCATTTGTGCCCTGAATACCCGCAGAACCGTTAGAACCTGCAGTTCCTTGTGTTCCTGTTCCCGCAACACCTTGAGTTCCATTTAAACCTTGAGTACCAGTCGTACCCTGACGACCTTGAGTTCCTTGAGCACCTGTTCCATTTGCTCCTTGAATACCAAGCGCACCCTGTGTTCCAGTAAATCCTTGAATACCTATTGTTCCAGTTGTTCCTTGGAGTCCTAACGGACCACGAGTTCCTTGTACGCCTTGACGACCTTGAGTTCCTTGTCGGCCTTGAATAGCCTGTGTACTTAAAGATTGGATTCCAGCATCTAAATAATCAAGCGCTGCATTAAGTGTGACATCCCAATCGGATTGTCCTGCAACGGGCTTTTGAAGTGGCACTATGTATTACCTTTCCTAGTAACCGTAACTACTGTCGCCATAGCCATTTGCACCGTAGCCAAAGTATTCGGTAGATGTTGCATACTGTTGGAACTGCGGGTCATTGACCATTTCTTCGGAATTGACCATGTTACAGTCAATAGTGACTACTGAGTATCTATCCTTATATCTTCCTCGTGGGTTAACTCGCGTGGGAACAAAGACAAATCCTTGAAATATAATACGGTCTTTTATATGTTTGCTTGGGTCTGTAATCATTGCTGGAAGAAGTCTGTTTATATCTGCGACACTTACTACTAAGCGTAGAGTATCTGTGGTGTAGAAGCCTCGCTCATTCATAATATTGCTGCCACGCATCTGTTGGGCAAGAATTACAGGTAATTTAAAGGAGGTATTCCAACGCCTTCCCTTGTTATCTACTTGATTTGAGACGTCGTAGATGGGGTCTACCCAGTTCGTATAGTTTTGGCGTAAAGCATCAGCATCCCAAACCCACCAATCAACCTCAGTTCCTACGGGGTCGCGTAACTCATCAACGATACCCTCATCCATGGACTGGGTTTCGTAGTCGATTTTAAAGCGTCCTTGGACTTTAGTCCCACGCATAGAACCTCCCAACGGCATTGATACGATACCAATTTTTTGAGGAAAAAATGTGCTGGATTATCGGGACATAGTGTTAGGATGCCCCCATGAATTTGGTACAACGAGCAGTCTCATCTGGCGGAAAACTTGCCCCTCTAGTCATCTCCCACGGTCTAACCGCTGGAACAGGGCTAATGAACCCCTCAATTTTTATAGACGATGAAGGCGATATTCTTGTCAATTTACGGCATGTTAACTACACCCTCTATCATGCAGAAAATCATCAGAAGTTCCCAAGTAGATGGGGACCTCTCTCTTATTTGCATCCAGAAAAAGACCAACGTCTAGTTACCGTCAATTATGTTTGTCGTCTAGACGAAAATCTCTTAATGACTGATTTTGCAAAAGTTGATACTTCTAAGTTTGATGTTGAGCCTAAATGGGAATTTGTTGGTGAAGAAGACTGCCGTCTTGTTCAATGGGATGGCGACTACTATTTAGTAGGCGTTCGTAGAGATACTACTACTAATGGTGAAGGACGTATGGAGTACAGTAAAGTGACAATAGATAAACGCAAATGGTCTGTTAAAGAGGTTTCTCGTGTTCGCATTCCTGCTCCTATGCCCAACATCTCTTACTGTGAAAAGAATTGGGTACCTATTATTGATAAACCTTATCACTTTGTAAAATGGGTATCCCCAGTAGAAATTGTAAAAGCGTCCCCCAACAAATCGGAATGTGACCAAGTTAAATTAAAACAGTGTCTTGTTACTCCCATGGACCAACGAGGAAGTTCTCAAGTTATTAGATGGAAAGGACAGTACATCTCTATAACACACGATGTTGATTTATTTAAAAATTATTTGAATCAAAAAGACGGAATCTATCGTCATCGTGTACTAGTTTGGAATGATGACATGAACCTTATTGGAATTTCTAATCAATTTTCTTTTTTAGATGCTCGAATAGAGTTCTGTGTTGGGGCTGCAGTTCATAACGAAGATTTATTGATATCTTTTGGATTTCAAGATAACGCTGCTTTTGTGCTGAGAACTCCTGCACATATTGTGGACGCTCTTGTAGAGGAGGCTTTGCAATATGGCAATTGAAGATTTGATAGTTGACTTATCAAGTGACCCGTTCAATCACGAAAAGAACTTCACCGTTGCAAGTGAATATCAAAAGTTAAATCAAACCGCTTCTGCTGTTTCCTTTTACCTAAGAACTGCAGAGTATGGTCCAGAAAAAGGAAGCCCACATGTATACGCATCTCTATTAAAGATGGCGAGATGCTTTAATGACCAGCATGACAGAAAGCACACTGTAACAAACTGTCTACTTCAAGCAATTGCTTATTGGCCTGAACGACCAGAAGCGTACTTTTATCTATCGCAATTTCATGAAAGAGAAAGTAATTGGCAAGAATGCTACACCTTTGCAGAAATTGGTCTTAATCTTGCTGATTTTGACAAACTTCCAGGAGAACTTGACTATTACGGAAAGTATTGCTTGGAATTTGAAAAGGCAGTAAGCGCCTACTGGGTGGGACGTCGAGATGAGAGCATCAGTATGTTTATACAGTTAAAGACCAAAAATCTAGAGTCTGATTATGTTGAATCTGTAGAAACTAATCTAAGGAGTTTAGGTGTTACTTTTTGATATTGGTGCAAACCGTGGTGACGCAGTAGTTGCTGGGTTAAACAAAGGGTACAAAGTAGTTGCTGTTGAGGCTGCTCCTAAAATATTCAGAGCATTAGAGACTAACTTTAAAAATAACCCTAATGTTCGTACCATAAAGTTTGCTGTTTCTGAAAAAGATTTTGAAACTGTAAATTTCTACGAATGTATTGAAGATGGGCTTTCAACCCTAAATTTAGACTGGCTTACAGCAGACACCATGCCATACAATGGGAAACGGTTTTGGACAGTAGAAGTTACGACAATAACTATCGACACTCTAGTTAATTTGTACGGAAAACCTGACCTTATAAAAATAGACGTAGAAGGTGCAGAATGGTCTGTTTTCAAAGGAATGACGCAAAATTATGGAAAACTTACCTTTGAATGGACTTTTGAAACCATAAAAGAACACGAAAAACAATTAGACTATCTCTACACGTTAGGGTATACACATGTTGCTCCACAGTACATCGTCCATCACTTAGACGAGCCTACTGAATGGTATGAACTGCAGCAAAATAACCTCAATCAACTGTACATTTGGCATCAAGAGACCTCCGATGCATGGATAGAGGGTGGGTGGAAAACCGCAAACCTTAGACCAACTGCCGATGTTGGAATGTGTTGGGTAAAGTGATAGGGTTTAGCAATGACTAACGCTCTTCCGCATTTCAATATAATCTTTGCAACTCCAGGGCACTCTATGCTTCCCGGATATGTTCGAAGTATACTAAAAAGCACTTACTATTTGACTCACAAAGGTCTAACATGGAATTACCTTACTGATTATTCCTCTTTGGTTGCGCACGCAAGAGAAAAGACTATTGGTGGAACAGGTTATCAAGACCGCAGTAATAAAAAACCAGGTCATGGAACCTTTACCTACGATGTTATAGTTTGGATTGACTCAGACATAGCGTGGGAGCCAGAAGATTTGTTTAGACTCATAGAGCATAAAGAGGAGATTGTTTCTGGGTGCTACATGATGGAGAATGGAGAAGTGACTGTTTATCCAGAAGCATTAAAAAACGGTATGAGAGTAGAGGAAATTCTTCGCATGAAGAAGCCGTTTGAAGTTAGAGGAGTAGGTTTTGGGTTTTTAGCAATTAAGTATGGGGTATTTGAGCGCATGGAGCGTCCTTGGTTCTCTCAGGTCGAGGTCGAGGTAATGAATGATAAAACAGGAGAACCAGAATACAAATTTCCTCTTATGGGAGAAGACTTGTCTTGGTGTGAGAAGGCGCATCGTATGGGGTTGAAAATTTGGGTGGACCCACTTATCAGGGTGACGCATCACAAACAAATAAAGTTGGAATGGCCTCGTTAAATGCCTGTATCTAACCCAGAAACCAAACCTTGGATTGCTAAACAATTACTTGCTTTAAAACCTAGAACTGTTCTAGATGTTGGAGCAGGAAAAGGTTTATATTTAAACTTAGTATACGATGTACTTGGAAAACACAATGTTCACGTAACTGGCGTTGAAGTATGGGAAGAGTATGTAAACTTTTTTATGCTTGAAATGCGGTATGACAAGTTAGTAAAGGCTGACGTAAGAGACATGCAGGAGTTTAATTACGATTTAGTTATTCTTGGAGATGTCCTTGAACACATGTCCAAAGATGATGCGTTAGCATTGTGGACTAAGATAAGTAAACAGGCAAAATACGCTGTAATTGCTATACCTGTTGTTCATCACCCACAAGATGCAGTAAACGGTAATCCCTTTGAAGTACATGTAAAGGAAGATTGGACCACTACCGAAGTGCTAGAGAGTTTCCCTGGTATTATTGACCATGCCGAGTTTTCAGTATGCGGTGCCTTTTTAGCCAAATTTAAAGGAGATTTATGAGTGTTTATAAACGCCCTGGTTGGACACACCCGTCACCTTTTGCAAATGCAGAAACTGCACCTACTGAACCGTTAGATGTCGTTTCAGAAGAAGAGCCTTTAGTAGATGAACCTTTGTTGCCTGTAGTAGAGGAATAGATGACTGAGAAGGTTATGCCTATGGGAGGCTCTGACATTATGTTGGAGGGCCTCAAAAAATACGTAAATTTAGATGGGATAAACGTTATACAGTCAGTATGTGATGAAAGGTTGATTGACTTAGATAAAAAGAATATTCTTTGGCAGCATTTGCCCGCAAATCAACCATTAGTTCAAGGAATTAGTGACAAGTATTTTCAACGGCAGTTAGATGCCACCGTTATGGTTTCTCACTGGCAACATGAAAAGTACAGATTTATGCATCAAATTCCGTTATCTAATGTTGTTGTTATAAAGAATGCTATAGAACCTATAGAGTTTATTCCTCGTTCTACAGGTCGTAAAATAAAGGTAATATATGCGTCTCCGCCATATCGCGGTTTAGACGTAATGTTAGCGTCTTTTGAGTTATTAAACAGAGATGATGTTGAGTTAGATATTTACTCCTCTACGATTATCTATGGCTCAGATTATGTAAAACATGAGGGTGACCGATACGAACCTCTATTTAATAAAGCAAGGGAATTGCCTAATGTAAACTACATTGGTTATGTTCCTCATAAAGAGATGATAAGTGCCTTCCAAAATGCCGACATTCTTGCATATCCTTGCACTTTTGAAGAAACTTCGTGTCTTACAGTAATTGAGGCCGCCGCTGCTGGGTGCAAAATTGTTACTACTAACATTGGCGGTCTTCCTGAAACAGGCTCTGAATTTGCAACTCTAGTACCAATACAAGCAACACATCTCGAATTAGTGTCTAGTTTTTCTTACTTTTTAAATAAAGTAATTGATGAAATTGATTCTTTTGATGGAGCGTACCAGTCATCTTTTTACAACAAAATGTATGATTGGGAAAGACGTGCTATTGAATGGAAGTCTTTAATTAGTATGCTCTAATATAAGGTGTATAACCATCGATAGTTTCAGAGAGTGCGTTAAAACTAAACGCATTTAAAACTGCAGAGGCTATACGAGGCGTACCATCCCTTGCAGCAATAAACAAACCTCCACCGCTAGCAATACCTCGTATTGTACTTGTTCCAAATGTAGCAACATTAGTTACCCAAGTAATACCGTCTGTAGAAGTCTTTAATGCTCCAGCAGAACCACCTGCAACCCATAAGTTATTACCATAAGACAGTGCAGGTAAGGAATTAACACTAGCACTAAAAGAAGTTTGAACAGACCAATCAAGAGACTTAGAACTTACGTTTATACTTCCACCAGTACCTCCTGCTACGTAGATTCCGTTACCATACACACCCGCACCCAACCCACCAGAAAGGCCATTGGTAGTACGCGTAGTCCAAGTAACTGCATCAGTGGAGGTTTTTAAAAGACCAGTATTTGGTCCAGCAATTATCCAGAGGTTATTTGCGTAATCTAGTAAGTTAACGGTACTCATACCGGCGCTCTGCGTAACCCAGGTAATACCATCAGTAGATGTTCGTACAGCATTAGCACCACCTGCAACCCATAGGTTATTCCCATAGGCTACGTTGGTTATTGCTGTAGTACCAAAATTTGAGGTTCTTGTAGTCCAGGTAACTCCGTCAGTAGATGTCCGGAGAGTCCCTCCAACACCGCCAGCCACCCATAGATTGTTTCCATAGGCTACTGCGTTTATGTCAGAAGTACCGAAGTTTGACGTTTGTGTGGCCCAGGTAATGCCGTCAGTAGAAGTTCTGAGAGTCCCTCCAACACCGCCAGCCACCCATAGGTTATTTCCGTAAGCGACTTCGTTTATTATTGAAGTACCAAAATTTGACGTTTGTGTAGTCCAGGTTACTGTATCAGTAGAGGTTCTGATGCCTCCAGCAGAACCGCCTGCAACCCATAAGTTATTGCCATAGGCTATAGAGTTTATTGATGTAAGACCAAAATTTGAGGTCTGAGTAGTCCAGGTAAGTCCATCAGTAGATGTTTTGAGAATTCCATTAGAAACACCTACTCCTACAAAAGTCCCATTACCGTAAGCAAGTGAGGCTATACTTGTGGTGCCCCAATTACTATAGACATAGTTCCATGTAGTGCCAAAATCTGAAAGAATTGCACTACTAGATTTGTATACTCTTGGAGTTGTATTAATCATGAAAGTTTGATTACCATACTTAACTACCTCATTAGCAACATTTGTTAGAGGAGTTCCTTGGAAATACCAGTTTAAACTTTTAGCGGTTGTTCTAATAACACCAGATTCACCTACTGAAACAAAAAACTTATCTACATAAGTAAGATAATTAATAGTATTAGTAATTGACAATAGGTTTGCTGACTGCGTAGTCCAGGTAACTCCGTCAGTGGAGGTTCTTACTGTTCCAAATTGTCCAGCGGCTACCCATAGATTATCTCCATAGGCTACTGAGTTTATGGTAGTAGCACCGAAATTTGAAGTTTGTGTAGTCCAAGTAATGCCATCAGTGGAAGTTCTTAAAGTTCCTCCAACACCGGCTGCAACCCATAGGTTATTTCCATAGGCTATTGCGTTTATGGTAGTAGAACCAAAATTTGAGGTCTGTGTAGTCCAAGTAATTGCATCAGTAGATGTCCGGAGAGTTCCGCTATTACCGCCTGCAATCCATAGGTTATTGCCATAGGCTATAGAACGAACGTTTGTAGCACCAAAGTTTGACGTTTGTGTAGTCCAAGTAATGCCGTCAGTAGAGGTTCTGATAGTTCCGGCAGAACCTCCTGCAACCCATAGGTTATTTGCGTAGGTTACTGTGTTTATTATTGAAGTACCAAAGGTTGATGTTTGTGTAGCCCAGGTAACTGCATCAGTGGAAGTTCTTAAAGTTCCAGAATTACCAACCGCAACCCATAGATTATTTCCATAGGCTACTGCGTTTAGGGTAGCAGTAGTATTTGACGTTTGTGTAGCCCATGTTGTAACAGTAGTGGTAGTTCTGAGAGTTCCATTATCACCAACTGCAACTAGAGTTCCATTGCCATAGGCCACTGCATTTAGATTAGTAGTAGTAGTATTTGAAGTCTGCGTGGCCCAGATAACTCCAGGGTCGCTATATGTGTTGTCACTTATACTTATTGCTCCGCTGTTGCCAACTGCTACCCAAATATTATTGCCAAAAGAAATATCGTTGATAGTAGTAGACAATATAGGCGCTTGTGGAATCCATGTGGTTACACTATTTAAGTCGGACATAGATGCAGCAGTTGTCGAAGGTCCTGCTACAAACACTCTTCCAGCACCATCAGATTCCATTGCTGTTAAAGATGTTCCATAACCTGTTCTAGTTATCCATTTAGGAGAAGTAGAATTTGAAACTCTTATTATTCCACCAGTACCAACTGTTACAAAAAGACCATTACCGTAGGCTATGGATGATACGGTTGAAGAAAAATTTGAGGTTTGTGTAGTCCAGGTAATTCCGTCAGTGGAAGTTCTCACTGTTCCGCTTACACCAACCGCAACCCATATATTACTTCCATAGGCTACTGCGCTTATGTTAGAGGTACCAAAATTTGAGGTTTGAGTAGCCCAGGTAATGCCGTCAGTGGAAGTTCTGAGAGTTCCAGCATTGCCGCCAGCCACCCACAGGTTATTTCCATAGGCTACTGTGCTTATTGCTGTAGTACCAAAATTTGACGTTCTTGTAGTCCAAGTAACTCCATCAGTGGAAGTTCTTAGAGTTCCAGAAGAACCAACCGCTACCCATAAGTTATTTGCGTAGGCTACTGCATATAGACTCTGTGAACCAAAGTTTGACGTTTGTGTAGCCCAAGTAACCCCGTCAGTAGAAGTCCTTAAAGTTCCAGCAGAACCGCCTGCAACCCATAAGTTATTGCCATAGGCTATAGAACGAATGGTTGTAGCACCAAAGTTTGACGTTTGTGTGGCCCAGGTCACTGTATCAGTAGAGGTTCTTAGAGTTCCATTAAGACCAACTGCTACCCATAGATTATTTGCGTAGGCTACCGCGTGTATGTCAGAAGTACCGAAGTTTGACGTTTGTGTAGCCCAAGTAATGCCGTCAGTAGAAGTTCTTAAAGTTCCGGTTAAACCAACCGCCACCCATAAGTTATTTCCATAGGCTACGCTTGAATTTGCTACTCCTGCAACTCCAAAGTTATTTGTAGTGTTAGATTCACGTGGTAACCATGCAGTTCCTATATCTGCTGCTGCTGTACCATCCCATGTGTTAAATGAACCTGTTATCCAAGAGTTATTTGCATAAAGTATTTTAGAACTAGTAGATTTCAACGAACTTAAAGACCATACACCTGTTGAAGTATTGTAGAAATCTACAGTCGAGAATGTAGAAGAAATTAACCCAAATAAACCATTACCATAGGCTACTGCGTTAGTTGCAGTTACTCCATTACTGGGTTGAGTAGCCCATACAAGAGCGTTAGATTTTCCTAATTTTTTACCTAATGCGCTTTTAGAGTTCACGAGTACATTTGAATTAGCGGCAATCCATTCAGGTCCTGGACTATCTAATGTAGATTTTACATATACAACATCTCCTATGTTGTATACATTAGATGAATTTGGTTCGTTCTTAAACAGCCCTTTGTTCATTGTTTAATCCATCCCCATATGTTATTTCCTAAGTCTAAATTAGGAAGAGAATTAGGAGATACCTTTATTAGTCCAATATTAGTAACAACAACCCATAGGTTATTTCCATACGCTATTCCATTATAACTATCAGTTGGTAAAGTGCCTAGATTAAGGGCATACCATGTCGTGTAATCGGGTGAAACCTTGCCGCCTGCAACGTCAACGCACAACGCCATTGCTTTATTTCCATATAATATTCCTTCAGTTATAGAATTAATGCCATAACCAGTACCAAGATTTGACGTTTGTGTAGCCCAAGTAACTCCATCAGTAGAGGTTCTGAGAGTTCCTGCGGTACCGCCTGCAAACCATAGATTATTTCCATAGGCTATTGCGGTTATGTTTGTAGAACCAAAGTTTGACGTTCTTGTAGTCCAAGTAATTGCATCAGTAGATGTCCGGAGAGTTCCAGCAGAACCGCCTGCTACCCACAGATTATTTCCATAGGCTACTGAGAGTATTGCTGTAGTACCAAAGTTTGACGTTTGAGTAGTCCAGGTAATTGCATCAGTAGATGTCCGGAGAGTTCCGCTATTACCGCCTGCAACCCATAGGTTATTGCCATAGGCTATTGCGTTTATGGAATTAGAGGTATTCGGATTTCTTGTGGTCCAGGTAATACTATCAGTGGAGGTTCTTAAAGTTCCGTTATTACCAACCGCAACCCACAAGTTATTTCCATAGGCTACTTCATTCAGGACATTATTAGTATTTGGTGTTTGTGTAGCCCAAATAAGGCCATCAGTAGAAGTTCTGATAGTTGCGCTATTACCAACTGCTACAAAGAGACCGTCTCCATAGGCCACTGAGTTTAGGCTAACAGTAGTATTAGAAGTTGCAGTAGTCCATATATAAGGATATCCCGCATAGTAGAGAGTATTACCGGGATAAACTGCAGTTCCATTAGCCTTTACCCAATTGTCACCAGGTTTATCGATTCCAAATTTAATTTCCCCACGATTAAACTGGGTATTGTGTAATGAACGAAGGCCTTTATTCATGAAAACCTACCATAAATTTTTGGAAGTTCATCATATGATGCTTTTAACTGTACAGGGTATACGCTTTGTTGAGCGTTTGCAGAGGTTGTAGATGTAGTCTTCATTGCTCCCGAAGTGCCAACCATTACCCATAGATTATTACCATAGAAAATACTAGTAGGATTAATTAAATTAATTGATATGTTAGATGGTTGTGTAGTCCAGTTTACGCCATCAGTAGACGTTCGTATATTTTCGGCGTTTCCTATCGCTATCCATAGGTTATTTCCATAGGCTATTGCGTTTATGGTAAAAGAACCAAAATTTGACGTTTGTGTAGTCCAAGTAATTGCATCAGTAGAAGTCCGGAGAGTCCCTCCAACACCGCCAGCCACCCATAGGTTATTTCCATAGGCTATAGAGGATATGTTTGTAGAACCAAAATTTGACGTTCTTGAAGTCCAGGTAACTCCGTCAGTGGAGGTTCTTACGACTCCGACAGAACCTCCTGCAACCCATAGATTACTTCCATAGGCTACTGCGTTTATGCTAGCAGTAGTACTAACTGATTGTGTAGCCCAAGTAACTCCGTCAGTAGAGGTTCTTAAAGTTCCGTTACTACCTCCTGCAACCCACAGATTATTCCCGTAGGCTACTGCGGTTATATTTGTAGTACCAAAGGTTGATGTTTGTGTAGCCCATGTAATCCCGTCAGTAGAGGTTCTTAAAGTTCCTGCGACACCGCCAGCCACCCATAGGTTATTGCCATAGGCTATTGCGTTTATTGCTGTAGTACCAAAATTTGAGGTCTGTGTAGTCCAGGTAATGCCATCAGTAGAAGTCCGGAGAGTTCCTGCGGCACCGCCAGCCACCCATAGGTTATTTCCATAGGCTATAGAGTTTATATTTGTAGTACCAAAATTTGACGTTTGTGTAGTCCAGGTAAGAATACGTTCTGCAGTGTAGATGCTTGGTAACGAATTTACAACAAAAGGATTTGATAAAGTATTTTTTAGTGAATTACTAGGAGAATTTATACCGTAAGCAAATAGCCTTAAAACACCGCCCTTAGTTGAGTCCAAAAATAATGAATTAGACTGGTCCTCATTAGTGTTGGGCTTTCGTGAACTTCCAAATGTGCCCCTGTTCAAAGTTAGAAGTCTCCACCAAAAGCAATTACATGATAGGTTTCAGCGTTATTTGTAGTAACGCGAAGAGATGAGCCTGAAGGTAACACGAGTGAGTTAAAAGTAATTGCGGTAGAAAAAGAACTAATTGATGCGCTTGGAGTAGTTGCAGTAATGGCTACCTCTTGAAGAAGAAAGTAAGTTGAACCATCATAGATAAAAAGTCGCACTACATTAGCAGTCGATGTTCCTGCTGCAGTGATGTCAACCTCATCAATTCGGCTACCACTTGCACCTGCGGTGAATAGTGTTCCTACGCTTGTAGGAGCAGTTCTAGACGTGTCAGCAGATGATATAGATACAGCCGAGCAACGTGGGGTTGCTGCAAAATTTGGTGTCGTTGCCATATATTTCCTTTGTTATCTGAATATAAATGATTGTACCAGCGTATCTGCTGGTACATTGGGGATTAGTCCTTGAGTTCCTTGAAGTCCTTGAGTACCAGTTGTACCTTGATTTCCCAAAGTACCCTGAACGCCTTGAGTTCCAACTGTTCCTTGAGAACCGATAAAGCCTTGATTTCCAGTAGTGCCCTGAACACCTGTGGTTCCTTGAGTACCCTGTGCTCCTGTATCTCCAGTTATTCCTATAGTACCTTGGGAACCAGTAACTCCTTGAGTTCCTTGAAGTCCTTGAGTACCAGTTGTACCTTGATTTCCGTCTAATCCTTGAATTCCTTGTGTTCCTTGCGTACCAGTCGTTCCCTGCGTACCAACTGTTCCTTGGGCTCCTGTAGTTCCTTGATGACCAGTCGTGCCTTGAGTTCCTTGTGCACCCTCAGTCCCTTGAGCGCCTGTTAATCCTTGAGTACCGGTAGTGCCTTGTGTTCCCGTAGTTCCTTGTATACCAGTCTCTCCTTGTAATCCAAGTGTTCCTTGAGTACCTTGCGTACCAGTGGAACCGGTTGCACCAGTTGCTCCTTGGGCTCCTGTCTGTCCTTGAGCACCCTCAGTTCCTTGCGCACCTGTTAATCCGTCTGTTCCTTGTATGCCGGTTGTTCCTTGAGAGCCTGTTGTTCCTTGAGAGCCTGTTGTTCCTTGAATTCCAGTAGTTCCTTGTGCACCCTCAGTCCCTTGAGCGCCTGTTAATCCTTGAGTACCAGTTGTACCTTGTGTTCCCGTAGTTCCTTGTATACCGGTTGTACCCTGAGAACCAGTTGTTCCTTGGGCTCCAATTGTTCCCTGTGCACCCGTTGTACCTTGAATACCAGATGCAAAAGTTATAAGTTCAATGTTTAAATCATTTGCAAATCCAGATGTCCCTGTTCCTCCAGACGCTGACAAAGACACTGGTATTTTTACATAACTATTTGAAATTACTATTGCAGAACTAGTGACATCAAATGTTTGATAGTTATCAGAGTCAGTTTTATCTTGAATAATAATTTGGTCATACTGTTTAATAATTGCCAAAAAGACGTCTATGTCAATCCCTAATTGTGTTAGATGGTTTACATAGATAAAAGAGGCACTAGTTTGAGAAGAATTATTCCAACGAAGATAGCCCGATGATGGCTGAGAGTCTGTTTGCGAATTAGCATCTGCTTTATAGTTGTAATAACTAGAGGAGGTACCGCTGGCTCCAGTTACACCTTGAATGCCTTGAGTTCCAAAAGTTCCCTGAATACCTATTGTTCCTTGAGTTCCTTGAAGTCCCTGCAATCCTTGCACACCCTGCAAACCATCAGTTCCCTGAGTGCCCTGAGTACCTTGAGACCCAGTAATTCCTTGCGTACCTTGCGCTCCTGTATTTCCAATAGCGCCTTGAGTACCCGTCTCTCCTTGAACTCCTTGAGTCCCTTGAACACCTTGAGAACCAGTAGTTCCCTGTATACCTTGATTACCAGTAGTTCCTTGTACGCCTACTGTTCCTTGAGGCCCCTGTGTTCCCTGTAATCCTTGAAGACCTTCAGAACCAGTTATGCCTTGATGACCTTCGGTTCCTTGAACACCTTGAGTTCCTTGAGAACCAGTAGTTCCCTGAATTCCTTGAGTACCTTGTATACCAGTTAACCCTTGAACACCTTGAGTACCAGTCTCTCCTTGTACTCCATTTAAGCCTTGAGTACCAGTTGTACCCTGACGACCTTGGATTCCTTGAGTACCAGTTGTACCCTGACGACCTTGAGTTCCTTGAGCACCTGTTGTACCTGTAGTTCCTTGAGAACCAGTAGTTCCCTGACTACCCTGTGTACCATTGGCGCCTTGTGTTCCAAAAATACCTTGAGTTCCTTGGGCTCCTGTAGTTCCAAAAGTTCCTTGAGAACCAGTAGTTCCCTGAATTCCTTGAGTACCTTGAACTCCAACAGTTCCTTGTATGCCTTGAGTTCCTTGAGTTCCTTGTGCTCCTTGGATTCCTTGCGCACCCAGCGCACCCTGAGTTCCAATTGCTCCTTGAACTCCAACAGTTCCTTGTATGCCTTGAGTTCCCTGCAAACCTTGAGGGCCAAGATTTCCTTGCGTACCTTGTCGTCCCTGTATTCCTTGAGAGCCAATAGAGCCACCCTGTCCAGCACCGACTGCAACAGACAAGGGGTTAGGAATTTGAACACTTACACTTATTTGTAAAGGTTCTCGTCCTTGTACGCCTTGTGGTCCTTGAGTACCTTGAATACCTTGTGTCACTGAGTTATCCCCCTAGTAACGAACACAGTGCCACGCAAAAATGTTTGTTGGTAGTTAACATCGGATGCGGTTGTTGCTTGAATGTCCCAATAACATTTATCGGGTAGACGAGAAGTCTGCGCACTAGTTAAAGATATGGTTAATTTGTCATTTTGACCAGCAACGTTAGTGATAGTAAACGTCGCAAGGACTGGCAAACCACCAGGTAATTGACGAATTTCTGATTTAAAGGTATATCCAGTAACATCAAATGGGAAGTCAAGAACTGCAGAGAAAGAGTCTCCTTCATACATTGTTAAATCGTAATTAGGAACATTAGACGGAGCAAGAGTTCCTCCATAAGTTGGCATAGGAAGAGATGCACGTGTAGGAGTTGACTTGTCGTCTACTTCCATTGGTAAGAAGACAGGTACATAACGATTTGTTGTTTTTGAAACTCGACGCAAAGTAAACACGTCAACTTTAAACAGACCAATACCAAGTTGAGAGCATAGTTCTTTATATTGTTCTTTTCGTGCTTGAACCATTTGCATCAATTGTTGAAAACGCTCAGAACGAGGTATAGTGACACCATCTGGTGCAAATACGTTGATATCAAAAGAAGCATCTGTAGCCAAGGTGTACAGCGCTAACGATGAAGCATAAATAACTACAGGGTACTCTTCAATAGTAGGAAGATTAAGTAGAGAGGTAGAACGCCCAAAAGGGTCAGTTCTATTTGCGGAGTGTTCAGCAAAAGCGGTGGTAATAAAGTTGTTTATTTCTGAGTCAGTAAAATACCGATAATAAGTTCCAGAAACAACAATTTCATCTCCAAGAGTAGGTACCGCGTCCAAAGTGATGTATCCAGTTAATTCTTCTACGTCTGTGGTAGCAGAAACATCGACACCTTCTACAGCGACTTCTAGAGTTACCCCATCTACGGGCGCATATGGAAGGAGAAAACGATTGGTAGAGCCATCGGCTGTAATAGAGTGGACAAAGGACTTGCCCATATCAGCAATTTCAAACCTGAGACGACTCGCTAAGTCAGATAGAACAGCCACAAGACCTCCGTTAACGTATCAAAGCCTATAATCTCGCGTAATAGCAATTTAGTAAGCACAAACATAAAAGGTCCGCCCCAACTGGGAGGAGGGCGGGAACCAGTTGAGGCGGACTATTTTTAGACGGCTTAGTTAGGCCGCCAAATGTATCCAAGTTGTTCTAAATAATTAGCAAGATGAGAAGGAACACGATACTTAACACCAGACTTAAATGTATAACTTTGAGGTGTCCCATTTACAACACCAAAAGTCATATCATCAATATCGGTGATTGTTCGAATGATTACGTAGTCATTCGACACTGACACGCCTACATTCTCAATTTCATCTAGAACAAGAGGAGCATCTGGTTTCTTTGGGTCAAAGACATCCCGCTCCATACTTTCTGCCTCGATTTGATTAGCAATCGAAATTTCTTCTTGACGCTTTTTTAACTCAGCAGCATTCTTTTTTGCTGCTTTTTCGGCTGCAACGCCAGTTGCATCCAATGGACTTGTTGCTTTATTTGCCACGGTGTTTATTCTCCTAAGTTGTGTGGTTGATGATGCCTGGGAGCCAAAGAAGGAGTATGGCTCCCAGACATCGGGTGAAACTAGTTGGTGTAGACCTTGACGATAGCCTGGTCTGTGATGACACCAAGACCCCAAATTGCGTACCAAGCAAGAGCGTGCTCACGACCGAAGTCAAGAACACCACCATCGCGAAGTTCGACTGGGAGAGAGATTGCGTGACCAAATGCGTTGTCACCAATCATGATGGATTCATAAACTTCTGCACCGTTACCAGTTGCAGAAGTCAAATAGCCTGCTTCAGCAGTGTAATCAGCAGACACTGGGTTACCACCTTGACCAGGAGCGGTGTTAGCCTTAACTGGTACTGAGATTGCTGAAGACGGAGCAGCAGCATCTGTAGAAGTGGTGTAAGAAGCGTTGATAGCCAACTTCTTAACCTGTGTGGTTTCGATGAATACTACGTCGTAGAGACGTCCAATTTCACCGAGCATGAAGTTACCTGGAGCAGCGTACTTTGTTACTTCGATGAACTCTGGGTTCGAACGAATATCACGTGACTGCTTTGGATGTACGAACTGTACATATGTTTCGCCAAGACGTGGGATGTTCTTACCAGCAAGGGTAAGAGCAGCATCCTTGACAGCACCGGTAGTTAACTTGTAGTTACCATCGAGTGCAGCGAAGTTTGCAGCGACTGTACCTTCGTTGTACCAGTCGTTTACACCCTGAAGACCTGTGCGGTCATAACCAAACACTGCAGAAGTTGCAGCAGATAGGGTATTACGTGCCTGTACGTCGAGATACTGCGCCATGTGACGACCAAGAAGACGTGAAGCAGAAGCCATCACGTCATCGAAGGATGCATTGAGAAGAAGTTCAGAAACTGCTACTGCGTAGCCGTGTTCTGCAACTGTAATAGCAATCTGCTCTGCAGTAAGAGCGTTCGTTGTCATACGAACACCTTCTGTTAGAGGAGATGGGTCTACTGCGAAGTTCTTGTAACGAAGGAAGTTCACACGAAGACCAGGAGCAACTCCTAGTTCAGTCTTCTTAACAGCGAACTGTTCGAAACGAAGGATTGGCATTGCCTGGAACAAGATTTCCTTGGACCAGATTGTCTGAATTGCTTGATTGAGGCTTGAATTGGAGCCTGAATAAGCGGTAGGGGCGCTGGCGAGTTGACCAGTACCTGTAATTGCACTTGCCATTTAGGTCAAGTCCTTTCTAGATAGTTGTTTGGGTTAACCGAACAGTCCCTGACCACGATTGCTGGCTGCATTGCCAAGTAGTTTGGCTCTTTGTTTCGCATAGTCTGCCAATGACATATCCCTGATTGAATCAGGCGTGTACGATTGTTGTGACGAATCATTATCGAGGGGTCCTGCGGCAGGCGCTGTTACGCGTGGTCCTGCCATTTGTGCTCTAGCAGACTGCATAGCCTGTTGAGCGGATTCTAAAATACGAGCAGATTTATCTTTAAGAGTTGCGATGCTTTGCTCAATTTCATCTGACGAAGTTCCTTCAATCAAGTCGATAAGTTCAGGAATAATGTTTTCACGTTCCTGTTCTAAACGAGATTGACGGTAATTCATCAACTCTTGGAACTTGCGTTCCTGTTCAAGGAGTGCGATAGCACGTTCTCTTTCAAGACGTTCGTTCTCTAGTTGAGATTGAAATTCTTGCTCCTTCTTCTTGAGAAGGTCTTTGAAGGACAGTTCGTTTTCTTCCTGCTCCTTCTTCAACTGTGCTGCACGGGCTTCTTCATCAGCAATGCGTGATTGACGCTCTGCTTCACGAGCCGCCGCTTCTTCTCGTTCTCTTTTCAAAGACGAGAGTTCTTCTTTCATCTTTTCCAATTGCGGATACAACTTGGCTTTTTCCTGCTCACGCGCCTTTGCGATGTCATCAGCAGAATAGGTAGGCATATCTCCACTCATTTGGATTTCTACTGGGGTTTGAACCTCAGCAAGTACTGTTTCGTCTACTGCGTTTTCCATAGTAGTCACTTATCTTTCTTATGTCGTTGTCCGTATGCCTTTCGGCGTATCCCTTTGTTATTATGAGATAATTGCATTACATTTAAATGCGCTTGTCTCGGTATATTCCAAATATTTTTATTTGGAAATCTATTCTCTATCCACTGCCCTTCTTTGAGGAATTTTAGTTCCATAGGCTTGGGTCAATAAAGTTTGTCTAATAGAGGCTTCTGCCTGTGCATTCATGGCTTCTGATTCCTGATTTACTGGGTCTTCGACATTTTCAGGAGTTGGGGCTCCTTCTACGCCATCGCCCATGACATCGCCATCACCTAACTGAGTAGGCTGTAGCGGAACGGCGCTTGTACCATCAGGTCCAGGCATCATTCCAGTCATATCTTGAATCTGTTTTTGAATTTGAACTCGAACGAGAGTCAGGGCACCGTCCGCCTTAGCATCTTCAACAAGTTCACGACGAATCTCTTGCAACTTCTCTTCTGGGAATTCTTCACCAAGAGTGCGAAGTGCGCCTTCCTTAGACTCAAGACCCATACCAAGTTTGGTCTGGATTTCATTAAGAACAATGAGTTTGTCGAGAGGTAGTGGAGGTGGGAACTGTACATAGTTCATGTATGACAGTGGGTCGTTAGGGTCTAGGCGGTCTAGTTGACCTTCCTTGATTGGACCATCTTCATTTGGGTTATAAAGGAATGTTTGTGGTTCCTTAATGGCAAGGGTGCGAAGTGCAAGTTCATTGATTCGCTCAAGACCCTTACCATATTGCGCTACTTTTTGAGAATAGCGATTCATCAATGGCTGATACTGAATAGAAAGAGCAACACCTGATGTGTTTGAAATTGGCTGGACTTGTCCAAGCGCAGTTTCAGGAATGTTCATAAGTTCGTGCATTGAGCGTTTTAGCAACTCAAGATATTTAAGTGCGCCGTCGATTCCTTGCGCACCACCTTCAAGGTTGAAGACTTGGGCGTCTTTGGGAAGACCGCCCCAAACCTTCTTTGCACCTTTCTCAAGGTTAGAGGCTTTAGCACCTACAATAACTGTCACAGGAGAAGCGTGATAGTTAATGATGTCTGCGACATCGGTGCTAATTTCGTTATATGCACGGTTGATAGTGATGATGTCGTGTGCGTCCGAGAGACCCCACGGTGAACCTGAAACAGGAACGTTAGGAATATGTACCACTGGGATAAGTCCTAGTGGATTTGGGCGTGAATCAATGAGTTCATCGTTGATGTACTCTTCAATTACGTCATCAGTCAAAATTTCAGTATAGGTAAACACTTGGCGTGTACCCTCAAGTGATGTGCCCCAAAAACGATACTTTTGTTTGAATCTCAGTAACCGTGTTCTATCGTGTGGATGGAACTCAGGGAAGCAGAAAGAAGAGTTCATAGGAAGAATACGGACACGACCAGGATGGAACATGCCAGCAGAGTCTGTCCAGGGCTCTTCATAAGCCACTTTGACGAATACATCGCCTGTGATACCACCTTGTTGTCCCATCTCAAGTAGGACACGCATTTTGTCGTTGTCAATCTCCCAAATACGTTCTAATCTGTCTGGAACAATTGCTTCAGTCGACTTTGGAGAACGGAAGTGAACGCCACGTCCAAAAACAAATCTTGCAAGGTAATCGTTGAAAGCGCGGTAGTAATTAACCGCAATCTGCATTTCGCCTTGCTCACGGCGGTAACCCCAGTGATGACCAAGATACATCGCCCAATTAAGTGAGTAACGGTTTAAACGAGGACCATGAACCTCAAATTCTTCGTCAGCAAGTTCTACAAGTCCAAGAGGTGAAATAGAAATAGTAAGGTCAGATGACGCCGCTCTATACGACGGTGGCGTGAAATCTAGAAATGACATTACTTCTTGCCTTTATCCTTTTCGGATTTGCTATCTTCTTTTTTCTTTACGCCTTTTTTATTTTCTAATTCTTTTTGTTGTTTCTTTTGCGCCATCTTTTTACGACGGTCTGCTTCAGTTGTTTCTACATACTGACCGCCTGCTTGTTGATACTTTTTAGCAACCCACGCACTTGCGCCAGGATTAGGCCATTTTGAATACTTAGCCTTTGCCTGTGCAACAAACATTGCATACAACTTTGGATTAGCGGGTTTTCTCACTGAACTCCTCCAGATAGCCTGTTCCCGCCCATACACTACCGTATGAGCGGGGTCAGGTTGCTAAATTAGTTAGTCGTTTACGACTGTTGGTGCTGGGCGTTGTTGACGTCCACCTGAACGTACAACTGTTTCGATGGTCTGCTCTGCACGGTCTGTGTAGGTACCGTGAGCAAACTCACCGAGGAATGTTGGGGCTTCAACCCATGCTGCAGAGCCTACGTGTGCACGCTCTGAGAGAGTTTCAGCAGCAGGCTTCTGCCACACAGGTGCGTTACGATTTGGACGACCTGCGGCTACAGCAGAACCTTGTGCCATTCCCTTTTGAAAATCGCTTGGAACATCGGTGTCGGTGGCGACGCCTTCTTCAAAGCGTAGTGGTCCACGTCGTACTGGGTTGTCCCCCAACTTACGTTCGTAGACATTTGGTGCACGCTCTGGAAAGCGAGGTGCTGGTGAAATAGTCATTGGAGACTCCTTATTTCTAGGTAGGTATACCTGGTTATAGTTTCCACCCTTTTGTGAACTTTGTGTGGCTAACCAAAGAAAGGATTGCTTGATGCCACAACTTCAGGCATTACAAGGTCTTGGGTTAAAGAGCATGCTATGGCTAAAGAGTCTACGAAGTCGTCATGTGCATACGACTCGTCAGGAGCAGCCACAAGAAAGTTTGGGCCTTTATACTGAACCTCTGCGTCCACCATTTGTTGATAGAACCTTTTCCAAGTTCTTAGGCGCCGAGTCTTTGCATGAGAAGGCCATGAAATCATTTTGCGTTGAATTAAGGCCTGCAGATGTTTCCATCTTTTTGATTGTTCGGAAGGACTAGAAGTTAAAGACATAACTTCTGCCCTTGGCAAAAGCAGTTTAAGTCGTTGTGCAACCGCGTCTCCCACACCATTAGCATCAACACCTACAGCAAGCACATCGTAGTTTTCTAAAAAGTTAACAATTTGATAGTACTGCTCTTCCCAGTCATCCCCTTGCATTTCAAGCCAATTTAAAACACGATGGTCAAAATAACCAAACTCATCAGGACGGTCCCAATCAACCCAAACAATAGTAACAACTGTTGAGTCGGTTTTTCTTGCAGGGTCAATTCCCACAACGACGGGTGTCTTGTGCCAACTTTTGACAAGTTCTTGCGACGTATCACCGAGTTCGTCCATGATTGATGATGTAACGAACATCCCTCTCTCCAACAACCATTTGCAGTTGTACGACATTTGGAATTCATCTGAGTCTTCTCCAATCCTTAACATTTCTTTACGAATAAATTTCTCATAATTTTGATTGAATTTTGATACGTCTTTCCAATCCCATTGAAAATGATTTTGACGTGCAGCACGACCTGTTTGTCGTCTACGGTTTAACTGAATGGAACGATAGAAATTGTTTTTGCTAGTGGTTGGTGTTCCAGTTTTAACCATAGTTCCTGCATAATATGCCAACATAGGAGATATAGACTTAGATACAACAAAGTCGTCAGCCTCTTGACACTCATCAATAATTACCAAATGAAAAGATTTTGATTCAATTTTTGCTCTTGGGTTTGCTGTCATCATGGTGATAGTTGAACCAGATTTTTTTAAACGAATTTGTCGTGTAACACCTCCTACACGTGCGGCTGTATCGTCAATTTCTGGGTCATCCATAATTTCAACAGCACGTTCTGAACTAAGTCTTGTGACAGTGCGTCCAAACAAAGTCTCTGCTTGTGATTCAGTTGGAGCAAAAAGCCCAACCCAAATACCGTCTTTAAATTTTCCCAATAAATCTGGATACAACTTAGCAAGTCTTGGTAGCAAAATCATCATCGTTGCTACAGTATCTGCAACGGTTTCTGATTTACCAGACTGACGAGAAGCAAGAGCCGTTATTTCTTCGCCATCATTAATGATGACGGATTCCATGATTCTACGTGCAAGAGGTTTTTGATATGGGTGTAAATCGTGTCCTACGAGGACTTTTAGGAACTCCAACATTTTGTCTATCAACTTGTTTACAAACTGTTGCGATAACTCGTCTAAAGGCTCTTCAACGTGTTCATCAACAGGTTGTTCGTCCTGTAAATAGAACTCAGGATTTATCTCTTCATATTTATCTTCTTCCATATACCACCATTAAACAGCGTGACCCACCTTTTGGGTGGGTCAACGCTAGACCTGTAGAGAGGCGAAGCATAGAAATCATATCACAGGGTTAGAACGTCTTTTTAATTCTTTGGCAATGGCGTGAAAGGCTTCAGCGCCCATAAGAACTTCGTCTAAGTCAGATTCGTTCTGCTGTCTCTGCCATGCTGTTATGTGCTTCCCCACTATGAACATTGACTGTTCCATCCAAGTTATTAAATCTGGAGTAGAGATTGTCGCTACCCTCTTCTCTATCCGAGTCTGGGGCTGGTGTCCATCCCGCTTCTTCCGTAAAATCATCGTAAGTTACATCCCGCCTTTCAAGTGCCGAATTCAATGCTTCTATTTCATCCTTTTTCCCAGTCCATTTTCCTAAAACTAGGGCTTTGTAATTAGGTAAGCGTACTATAAAGGGTTCAGAAGTCCTAAAAGGCTCTTCAATTTCTTGAGTCCAACCTCTAACGACTACCTTTGAACCCCAATGATAAGGAAATTTTGTGATTTGTATAAACAGGGGTCCGATGTTGTGAGCCTTTGGCATAGTTACCGTTTCTTTGGTTTTAGTGCTCTTTGTTTTTTGGCATTTCTATCATATTGTTTTGCGTCGCGCTTTAACTGCATAGTTCTAGTAAGTCTATAGAAGGCGGCACGAGCATATGAGGGTAATGCTGAAATATTGGCTGGACCACGAGGTTTGTAATCTAATACTTGGTAAATATACCGACCTTTGGAGACTCGACGTTTAAAATCTTGCCATTCCGCTACTGTAACTTCATAGTAGTTATAATAGGTTCCATCACGGAACACCACTGTTAATACGCTTCGGTCTCGGTCATACCCAGCAGCAACTGTTCTTGGACGTTCAGGATTGATTGAAGAGGTTGGAACTAAAGATAATGGAGCAGGAGCATCCGACTCACCAAATTGCGGTCCTTTTTCACCTGGGATAACAGTCTCACCGGTGTCTAAGTCTTCATCGTAGTATGTACGACCAGAAGAGCGGTCTACAAAGTTTCCTTGAGAGTCAATATAATAAACGTCTTCACCATAGAAGACAGCCTCTCCTGCTTGATTTCTTTTATTTGCTTCTGCTTGTGTTTGCGGATTATAGTACCGCATAGTTTCTGTGGCATTTAACAAAGAAATAGTTTCAAAAAACTCACCTGATGAGGCTGCTGTAGGCATACCAGCAAACGGACTTTGAAAAGCCCCTTCCTGTGACATGATGTTCATCATGCCCCTTGTTTGTTTTGGACCTAAACCAAAAGGTTGCCCAAGTGCTGCAAAATACTCGTTAGCAGACGGTATTGCTTGACGCCTGTTGCGGGGTGCGCCACCGCCTGCTATACGAGCCATAAATTACTTTAGGCTTATGCCCAAGGAGTAATAGTAACTGCTGCACCAGGAGCAACGTTGTTCTGTCCTGCTGATAGCGACTGTGTTTTGATTGTTCCAGTTGTACCAGTGAGAACTGTGCCAGGTGTAATAGAGCCTGTATCGGCGACTGTCCATCCTGAACCTGCAATAACAAGTGTGCTTCCTGAACCACCAGTTACAGTCCAAGTACCAACAACTGCTGTTGGGATACCTGTACCTGAAGCGATAGTGACCTTAGTGCCTACAGGCCATGTTGAAGTTCCACCAGTTACGTAAACAGTTGCTGCAGTAGTTGCAGTGACGTTAACGCGGGTAGGTTGTGTAGCAGTGTTTGTTGCTGCTGATGCAGTAGTGGACACAAGACTTGCATCCTTCATTGCATCGGTTGCGAGTGCTGTTGTAAGGCCAAGTACGCTTGGTACAAGAACGTAATCAGTTGAACCTACTACGTCTTCACCAGCGCTGTTTGCGGTAAATAGCGGATATCCACCCCATCCTGATAAAGCAATGATGTGGTTGTCTAATGCAGGGTCGAGACGACCTGCAAGTGTGTCTGGGCGTGCATCGTTTGGCTGGATTGGCATATTGCCCCAGACGAAATCGATTGCAACTTCTCCTGCGGAATCAAGTAGATTCCCATTGTTATTTGTTGCCATTAGTTTTCTTCCTCACATGTGTGGTTGTCTAGTTCAGTCTCAAAAAGAACTTCTTCGCAGTCGCGACATTTGAAGAAGCGTACTTCGTCTAGTGCTGGATGTAAGGAATCCGAATGTTCGTCGCCGTAAGCCCTCTGAGGTCCTGCTAGAACTTCAGGTGGAAACGGTCCTCTTGGACTGTGTGAGGATGATGGTACAGCATGTCCTTGGACTGCGAACTTACGAATTACTTTCATTTATTTCTTCGGTAGTAGACGGCTCTGCTTCAGGCTCTTCTACGACTGACTCTTCTACTTCTGTTTTGGCAGCCTTAGACTTCTTTTTTGATTTAGCGGGAGCAGTTTCTAGAGTTGCTAACGCATCATCTACTGTGTCGGTCATATGGGTAGTGGTTGGCAGATTTCCTGCCTTACGCATGCCATCTAGAAATTTTGGAAGGTGTTTGCCGCAATAAAAGAGGGACTTATCTTGTACGAGCCTGTATTCGTACAAAGAGATGTCGTCGCAATTAACGCATTTCATTATTTAACCTTCTTTGCTACCTTTTTAGCAGGAGCCTTCTTTACAGACTTCTTTTTGGCAGGAACAACTTTGACGTGTGCGGGTTGTTCAAAAGGAGTCCCATCAAATACTTTGCCATCTTTATCGCCATCTTTTGGTTGTTCAATAATCCATAGAAATTGAAGTAATTTTTTAATGAGGTTCATTTAGCAGTCCCATGCTCGTAGTGATTTATTAATCCGACTATTAGGGTCTCTAGCAGTCTTTGAAGAAGTATTTTTCTTCTTCATGCCTTCCATCCTAGCGCAGAATGATTTACGGCGTGCTGCTGACTTCTTGGATTTTTTAGCCTGCTCACGTTTTACCGGTGGCTTTAGGTCAGAGCCTGGATTTGCACGTTCGTATGACTTACGTCCCTTTTCATTGAGGCCGCCTTTAGCGTTCTTTCCTTCTTTACGTTGCCATGCTTCTGACTTTTTTGCCATTACCAGTTCACTCCATGTGAGAATTGTTTGCTGCCCATGATAGGCGTTCCACCAGTCATCGGTCCTGGTGTAGACATAAGGTTAGACAATCTGCTACGACTCTGTTTGCCAAGTTGTGGATGGTCTTTTAAAGTCTCTAGTTTTTTGTAATAATCAATTGAGTTTAACCCAAAACGTTTATTTATAGCCGCATCACGTTCTACAAGAGAAGGGAATGAACGAGCGGAAAACCTAACCATCTTTTTGTCATTAGTAGACAAGGGAGCATACCTATCTTTGAATCCTGAATTGAAATGATTATAGGAGTCATCGTCTCCGTTTAATGCTACTGGCATTAGTCGGGTGCTCTCATCGCTCTTCCAGTCTTTGGGTCACGAACTGGTAACGGACGATGTGTCTTTTTTGATTCTAATTCTTCTTTAATTTTTGATGTTTTTTTCACATGTGTGCTAGTAAACGACCCTGCTCCTATTGTTACAGGAGTTCCAGGCTCTGCTTGTTTATTCACATCTTTCATGTAATTACTTGCTGCCGAATAATGTGCGTTTAATAAATTAACAGCATGTTCGTGAGTTTGTTGAGTGGCAGCCATGTGATGCATGAGTGCTTCTGATTGAACCTGCTCTGGTTTTTTACGTCCCATTCTTCCAATGATTTTACTCAACTCAAGGAAGGGGTTTGGACCACCTGAATATTGTTGAAGGCTCATGAGTCAATAATCCCTTAGTCTTGAGTTTTTGGGGTATTCAACGAGTCCTCAATCTTGATAAGGCGTTCACCCATCTCAACAAAAGCCTCAAGCATGACGTCGACTTTTTCTTCAATTTTTTCTTGTTTGTACAGCATCTTATTAACGACGTCCTTAGTTGACTTTCCACCATTCTGGCTAAGTTCGCCATCTAACTTGTTGAGGCGCTCCATAACACCAGGAACTCGGTCTCTACCTGGAGCCTCTTCTTCGCCCATCCAATCACGTCTAAAGTGTTCAAACCACCCTAGAAATTCTTTTATGCGTTTATATCCTGGGCGAAAGATGACGCCCAAGGCTGTTAATACTGATGCAACAAGGATGACTACACCAGCAGTTGCCTCAAGCGCCATCTCTCTCCTTAGTTACTTCTTCTTAGCGCCAAACCCGTAGGCTGGGTCTTTTGGATTTAATGCCTTTGCCAATGGTCCAAGAAGACCTGCAATAAATGCATTAAGCAAAGTCTTTGGGTCTGTGACGCCGCTCATGTATAGAGCAGCAACTGCTGCGGCAGCGGCACGGAGGTATGTACCTGTTGCTGCTTCTAGTGCTTTCTTATCCATATATCTCCTAAACGAGATGCCCTTCTCAAGGAAAATAATCTCTTAATCTTCGCGGTTGCGCAAGGGATACGTGAGCACCCAAGCACAGAGAGTTCCGATTGTTGCCCAACCAACTACATCTTTTGCGCTTCCATCAAGCACAATCCAGGCAATAAACATGCCAAGTAGAGTCCAGAGTTGGTCTGCCATATCTTTAAGGAACTTCATCATTTGCGTCTTCTCCTAACGGCTTTCATGTCTCCAGTTGGCGCACCGCCACCTGAACTGCCACCCCTATTGCTATTTGACCCTCCAGTCGTTGTAGACGCTGCAGCAACAGCAGCAGCGTTCATAGCAGCACCAGCAGCGACAACTGTTGCTACAACCATCTTTGTTGCTTCTTCACGTTCTTCAGGTGACATGTCAGCACCAATATTTCCCAGTGCAAGAAGAGCCTGACCTGGGTCACTAAATATGGCGCCAATTAATTCCGAAGGATTTTCCAATAATGTAAGCGCATCTGCAATTTCTGCAGTAATTATAACTGGATTACCGTTCTCATCGGTTCTGACATCAACAGGAGTTTCAGCAGGAAGGTCTGCATAAGTAATTCCAGCCTCTTTTAAAGTTTCACTAGATACAGCCTCGCCAGGTTTAAGGTCAGCCACAATAGCCGTTACTACAGCAGCCTTTTCTTCGGCTGTTAGTTTGCCATCAGCAAGAGCATTCGAGATGACGGCTTCTGGTGTAGGCTCTGGCTTACTTGGTTCAACGATAGGAGTATTCTGTGTTTCTTCCGACTGATTATTTTGCTCTTGGTTGTCTGTTTCTGGCTCTTCTGATTCTTCAGGTTGGGGTTCAGGAGAAGACTCGTCAGTTTCGCCGTTTTCTTCAGGGGTTGTGGGCTGTTGCTCTTCTTCTGTCGGGGATGGTTCTTGCTCTGAGTCTGTAGGCTCTGATGAGTCTTCAGGTTGATTATCGGAAGATTCAGGAGTGTCTTGAGGATTCTCTGAATCGTTTGGAGTGTCTTCAGGAGTGTCATCTTTTGGAGCGTCCGATGGAGGCTCTTCCGGATTTTGTATTTCCTCTTCAGAAGGTTCTGAAGGATTCTCTGGAGCAGGTTCAGTTGGCGTTGGTTCAACGGGAGTTACCGTCACAGGAGGCTCAGGAGTTGGTTCGGGCTGCGGCACAACGGGCACTGGTTGAGGTTGAGGCTCTGGTTGAGGTGTTGGAACCGGGACAGGTTCTGGAGAAGGAGTAGGTTGCGGTGAAGGTTCGGGTTGTGGTGCTGGCTGTGGTGTCGGCTCTGGCTGCGGCTGTGGTGTTGGTTGTGGTTGCGGTACGGGAGTTGGCTCAGGTGTTGGAGTCGGCTGAGGTTGAGGCTGAGGAGTAGGTTCAGGTGTCGGAGTTGGTGTTGGGGTTGGTTCTGGGGTTGGTGTTGGCGTTGGCTCTGGTGTTGGGGTTGGTATGGGCTGTGGTTCGGGAGTGGGAGTTGGAGTGGGTTGAGGCTCAGGAGCGGGCGCAGGCGTGGGAGCAGGAGCAGGAGTAGGTTCTGGTGTTGGTGTTGGTGTAGGAGTTGGTGTTGGCTCTGGTGCAGGTGGCACTGGTGTTGGTGCTAACTCAACTGGTGTTGTAGTTTGTGTAACACCTGCTTGTTCAACAGGAACTACAGAACCATTCTGTAATCTGGCTCCAGTTCTTTCTCCGCCATAAAGAGGACCATCAACTGTGTAAGTGTAATTAACTGTGCCATCAGTTTGAATTTGTCCAGTAATAACAATCTGTGTTGTGTCGCCTGTCATTGTTCCAAAACGACGATAAGAACCATCTACTTGGAATCCACCATCACTAGTTCTAATGATGAAGTGTGTATCTGGCATTTGATTTGGTAATGCCCACCAGTCACGGGATTCTATAGAAACAGAAGGAGTATTTGGATAAGTCCAGTAAGTTCCATCAGGCTGACCAAAGGTAATGACAGAGTTTGTTGTAGCATACACGTCCGTATATGTGACGCCGTTGAATACGACTGTCGTTGTTAACGGAATTCTGTAAGAAACATCATCACCACCAGCAGTTACTGTTTCAGTTACAACAGGTGGCGGAGTAGGTTGGGAGGTAACAGCAGGTGGATTTTCTGGGGACGTGGCAGGGCTCGGTGTGGACACTGTATTGCTTGGGGACGGGGATTGTTCTGGGGTGGGTGTGGGCGTCGGAACCGTTGAAGCGGAAGGTGAGGGTTCTACGGTCGGTGTTGCAGACGGACTCGGCTCAGAAGATGGAGCGGGTTCTGAGGTTGGAGTCGTACTTGCGCTTGGAGAAGAAGAAGGTTCAGGAGTTGGAGTCGGAGTTGCAGTGGAAACAGGCGAGGATTCTGGCGTTGGAGTCGGACTTGGAGCGGGTTCAGTCGAAGTTGACGTCTGGGGGGATGGAGTTACCGCAGCATCGGGGGACGTACTGGAAATCGGAGTGGGAGAAGTCGCAGGAACGGGTTCTGAAGTTGGAGTTGGAGTTGGAGTCGCTTCGTTCGAAGACGTTGTGGAAGGACTAGGTGAAGGAGCAGGTTCGTCTGCTCGAACAGGAGTTACTAACAAGAGAGCGTAAATAAACGCTGCTCCTAATAAAAAGTATATTCGATTAAAGAAACCGTATTGTGCTGCGGATGAACGCAGTAGTTTCAAGAAACCCCTCGGAAACTTGTACCCCTCAGAAATTAAATTATACTGGTTTCCAATTTCTTCGCACTATTAACTTAGATGCGGGATTCTGAGAATTTACTGATTCACCTTGTACACCACGACCACGGTTACTCCATGACACAACACTTGGTTCTGCTTTTGATTTGTAACCTAAGTTAGTGTTGTAACCAAAATGTTGTTTAATTCCACGACGTTGATTGACACGTAACGTTTGTCTTTGCATTTTAGGAGAACCAAATACTTCGTCCATTAACTAACTCCTGCTGGTCCATTAAAAGTAGTGCCACCAACTGAATCCGTAACTGCTGCTGTCTGGTCTGTTCTTCCATCAACAGGAACTTGTTCAGGATTCATTACGCCAGTTCCTGAACCCATACCTGCAACCATATTAGGATAAAGACCAAACCAAAATCCTGCGCCTGTATAACCTGATTCTCTTTTTCTCTTGAAACGACGACGCTTGCTTTCTTCTACAGTATCCATGTAATCATGGAACTGTGCTGAAAGAGTATTGACACGTGGTCCTACACTGTAGCGTCCATAACTTCCTTTAATGCCGCCCATCATTCCCTGACCTAGGACGTATCTATCCTTGTTTTCCAAAGTTGAACATCCCTTCTGGGTCATAGACTTCAACAGACTTTAATACTAGAGAATTGCCTGCCTGTCTTGCATGGTGTCCGCAAAAATATAACTGTCCTGTAATAAGGGTCGCACGCACGCGTGCCTGAGCCCCACACTTGTCGCACCTATCAGAGACCTTTAATGGCTCTTTCGTGTCGACAGCGGTCATTAAAGGGGTCTCTTACATTCGCTACAGACTTTGGCTGCTGCAGAGTTATCTGTGTGTTTATCTGCGCTTGCTGCCGCTCCCTTAAACTTTGGACGACCAAACCCTACAATAGAAATCATTACATTCTTTTTGTTCTTTTTATAGGCACGAAGTTGTTTGCAAACTTCTCCACCATTTCTTTGACTGCCCTTTTTGTTGCTTGAAGTATTACCTTCAATACACCAGACAGTTCCATCGCCGTTATCTTCAATAACAATACCTACGTGAGAGATACGGTCTACGCCATCTGATGGAAAATCAAAATAAGCAATATCTCCTGGCTCTGGGTCTGCGACGTCTCCATCAATCCATGAACCAGCCTTTTTAAAGGCTGCTGCTCCACCTGGTGTGTACACTGTGTTGGGAACTTTTACTCCAGCCTCATTAGCGCACCACATAACGAATGAGCCGCACCATGGTTGAAAGTTAGACTTTGTAAAAGCGCCATACTTTGTCTCATTATCTTTTGGACCTTCAATAGTCCCAACTTCTGCTTTCGCAATTTCAATAAGACGTGCGGCTGTTCCTTGTTCTGCCATTAGTCTTTATCCCAATCTGTGTCAACTGGTTGCTCTGCTGGCATTGCGCCATCAGGCTTCTTAGCAAGACGTGCTCTTACTTCATCAAGTTCTGCATCAAGTTTATCTTCTGCCATTCTAATTTCAGATTCTAATTTCTTGTCTGCTTGTGTGTTTTTAGCGTCAACTTCTTTATTTGCCATTTGTGCTGCCATCACATCTTTAGCACCAGATTGACCAATAAGAAGACCAGCAAGAGTTCCGGTAATAAATGTTGCTACGCTTCCAAGAACATTGAAGAACATCTTGTCGTTCTCGGACTGAGCGCCAATCGGCTGAGTAACAAACAACAAGCCATAGAGAATACCTACAGCAGTAAGAAAAAGAATGGAACCCAATGTGATTCCAAGAATAAACTTCAATCGAGCATCGAGGTCTTGTGGTGTTAACCGTTCTTTAGCCATTTGTTGTTCCTTTTGCTTTCTTAAGGTTTGAGTTCAAATCCTCTGGGCATGTTTTGTTAACGGTACATAGTGGTGGTTTGCACTCTGCTAATTCCCAGTTGGCTGGGTCTTGGCAAGGATACCGGTAACTACCATCATAGCCACAGCCAGTAAGAAGGGCTATGGAAGTTGCCAATGAGATGAGCAGTCTTTTCACAGGCTCAATTATCAGTCCTGTTGGATTCCTAGTCTTTCTAAGTATCGTTCTTTTTCACTCATAAGGAACTCCTCAATTCGTTTGTACTGCTCTTTAGCCCTTTCTCTTGTCTCTTCAATCTGTTCATCGGTTAACTCTCCAACAAATTCTCTGAAAGTAGTAAGAGCCAGGTCTAAGTCAGTTTTAGCAAGAGCGGCTTTTAGTTGTGCTTGTTGCCACATAAACTCTGCATGCTCTATCTTCCTTTGCCTTCTCTTGTCCTGTGTTTTAGACATGTACCACCTCTGGTATCGAGTCGTTGAATTGGTCCAAGGGTATACGCCATGAACCTTCTGGTGCGTACTTCCATTCATCTCGCTGTACATCCTCCATAGGAAGCCAGCCATATACCTCAACCTGCGAGTAGTAGTCGCGGTCAAGTACGCGTGCTCCCACGAGAAGGCGACCAGGCTTTACATCTTTTGGAAATACTGGAATGTCATCTCGTGTACGAATACTCTTTACTTCAATTAATGAACCAACATCAGGGATGTGTTGTCTAAATGGATGTTCTTCATTTGGGTAGAACGGGAAGTTAAGTGGCATCTTATAAAGTTTTGCCACAGCATATTCAGCAACAATGCTTCGTACATTTGCTGAAATCTCTGGTTCTAGTTTTGCTTTGTTATCGCCAGCATAATTAGGGCGGTCAATACTTCCCCACTTCATCATCCAACGATTGAGTGCAATGTCTGCGCATGCACGAACTTCTTCTTTGCTTAGGTTAACAATCATGTCAAGAGCCTAGCAGATTTAAATGGGCAGTTTTTGCGTGCTCATACCCAGGAGCCTCGTATTAAATTGTGTGACGTAGGTTACTTGATATTTATAGTCCGTGGTTTCTTATGTTCAGGAATTTCTCTTTC